CTCACCGCTTTATTTTGCGCCCTAACGCCTGTTCTAGCTGGTTGGGCTTATGAACTGCACATGATTGAGAGGGTTGTTTGATGACTGAGCGAATGAAGGCATATCACGATAAATGGGATGGCGACGATTTAGCCAAGGCAAGGGCTGACGGGATCGTGATCGATAACGGCGAGGCATGGAAATATGAGTATACCCATAAAGATGAGTTGGGTAAGTACGACCTTTGGTATCGCACTATCGACCCATTAAACCCCGAAATCATGCAGTCAGATATGACACTGCGCGACTATTTCGCAGGTCAGGCGCTTATGGGGCACCTTGCGTCATTTGGTGAATCTGACCCAAAAGGTATTGCCCAGTCAGCATACGAATTTGCAGACGCAATGCTGGAGGCGCGTAAGAAATGACTGAGAAGCTTAAACTTTGTCCGTTTTGCGGGAATAGCAAAATGACCGCGGATGACTGGCAAAAGGTGAACAACGAATACTGGTACGAATGTTCAAACTGCTTGTGCGAGTCCGAACGTTTTTGCACTCAGCAAGAGGCCATGAATGCATGGAACCACCGTCCCATAGAGGATGAACTGGTTGAGGTGGTTGTTGATTTATTGAAAGAAGTAAATGCGCTTGTTCGCCAAAAAGGCATCAACCCTCACGACAATTCGAACAAAAATCACAGTTGGTATAGGCGCATAAAAAAAGCCCGCACCGCCCTCAAGCGCGCAAGAGGTGGATCATGAAACTTCCCATTATTGAAAGCTTGAAATCAGTTCGCGGAAACAGGGTTCCTGTATATCCAACTTCCCGCCTGAAAATCACTAAGGAGGCCGAGCAAATAGGCCCAGCGTCATCAGGGTATGGGGTAGGTATTGATACAACGGTTTCTTGGTCTATGACCCAAGTTGTTCTCGATGGTGAAGATGCAATCAGCAAAGCGCATGAACAGGCAGTTCTTGCATGTGCAAGGGAGATTTACGGCCCTATTGTTGAAGAGCTTCAAGATATCCAAGAGCATATATGGTCAGCTAACATTTTAGACGAAGAGCTAGAGCGCCGAGTTAGTGAATTAATAGCTAATCTGAGAGGTGAAGCATGAGCGAAAAACGGACGAACGCAACCCCATTCCCCCAAGTGTGGGTAAGTGAGTACAAAATGGAACAAACACTGACTATCAAATTGCGAGTGCGGGATAAGTTTGCAAGTGAGTTATCTCGGCAAGCGCGTGCAGTGAATTTTGTTTGGAACTACCTAAACGAGACATCGATGTTCGCTTGGAAACGCGACCGAGTTTGGCTTTCCCGGTTCGATCTGCAGAAGCTGACCGCGAGTTCGTCAAAGGAGCTAGACTTACACGCGCACACAGTGCAACGTGTTTGTCAGCAATTTGACATTTCCCGACAGAAAGCAAGGCGTGCTGGTTTGCGGTGGCGTGGCCGCAAGTCCTTAGGTTGGGTTCCTTTCAACACTAGTCACATCACATTTGATGGGCAAACACTCAAATTCCGTGGCGTGAAATATCAAGTAATGCACCTGCATCCACGTTTGGTTGAGGGTATTAAGATTGGTGCTGGTTCATTCAATCAAGATGCACGCGGTCGTTGGTACATCAATATGCCGATTAAGGTTGGATGCGCAGATGTGGCTGAAAAAGAGGCAGTGGGAATTGACCTTGGATTAAAGGACATGGTGACACTAAGCAATGGTGAGCGTCTAGAGGCCATGCAGTTTTACCGCAAGTCAGAGAAAGCGTTGGCGATATCCCAGCGGGCAAAGAAATCAAAGCGAGTGCGCAATATCCATGCGAAGATTGCGAACCGCCGTAAAGACTTTTTGCACAAGGCTTCAAACGCCATTGCAAAACAGTTTGGCACAATCGTCGTTGGCGATGTGTCATCATCAAAACTAGCCAAGACCACAATGGCAAAGAGTGTACTCGATGCTGGCTGGTCAAGCTTCAAGAATATGTTGTCGTACAAGGCAGTTATGCATGGCGGGAAGATGCTTGAGGCAAATGAGGCATATACAACCCAAACCTGTTCGAGTTGCGGCACACTGCCCAATTCGAGGCCGAAAGGTATCGCAGGTCTTGGAATAAGAGAGTGGGAATGCAGCGATTGCGGGACGGTCCATGACCGTGACGTGAACGCAGCACAGAACATTCTCCGTGTCGGACTGGACGCGCTTGCAGAAGGAGCCTTGTCATGAAGCGGAGCGAAATGAGCGCAGAGCGCTTGAAGCCCTGTCCTTCAGGGCGGGGAGCAGTCACCCCTCACACAGATTGCAAAACCCGCTACATGGCAGAACTAAAGCAAATAACGCCTCTAACGCTATATCTGATTTTGTGCCTAGTATTTTGGGCAATTGCATCGATACAGATTGGAGAATGCGAAAAGGGTAACCAACGGGCTTGTGATCGGATAAGCGGTGCCAGCAGCACTTAAACGCATAGGCACTAACGCGGATGGTGAGCCGATTTATAGGTTCATGACCAAGTGCGATGTTTGCGACGTTCCTTACCCTGGGTTTGGCTACAATGTCAGCTTAAGCGAGGCAATGCGTGAATTAGGATTAGGCCGCAAGGCTGCAGCAAAGGCACGTCTAGGCCAATGGCGGTGTGCAGAACATAGGAAGGATTGAGAGATGACTAAAGGTATAAATGACGATTGGCGGTTTTCCATTTACATGATTATCTACATGCTAGTGTGCGCTTTGGGGCTACTTGTGACTTTAGGTATATTTGTCATGTTGGGATGGGGAGCATGACTATTCCGAGCTGGGCCAAGGGAAGCGCATGATGGTGATTTTGAAGCTTACGCAAGAAGAACATCGTGAACTAACAAGGCATTATTTTGTGTGCGGGCTGGCAGTAGGTAGCGGAGTGGGTGTTATCATCGTCACGGCTTTATACGTTGCGCTCAAGATGTTTGCATAACCCAACATAAAGGCACCTAATGGCCAAAGCGAGTAACACAAACATTCAGTAAGAGAGGGTAACAATGGGACAAAGTGTACAAGAAATCGTTCAGGGATATTCTGAGGCTAAATCAAGACTATGGCCATCAAAGCCAACTGTAGTGAAGCGCGAATATCTAAACCAGATAAGGAAAGCGCAAAAACAACGTGAACTAGAAAAGAAAAGATATGATGCTCGGACAAAAGGCGGTCAAAAGGATTTCCTAAATTCGATCAAGCTTTTCACGAGCGATGATTTTACCGATCTTGGCCCAGATCAAGTAATTGATAAGATTGCAAAAAGGTATAAAATACATAGAAATATTTTGTTATCCAAAGCTGTTAAAGACGCAATCACACATGCGTGTCGATGTGAGTGTTATTATTGGCTTAAAGAGAAATTTGGCTATTCCGATGGTTCTCTGGGTGAACTGTTTGGTTCCCGTTGCCATAGTTTAGTAGCCAACGGAAGAATGCGGCATAAAATCCGCATGGATAAAGTTTTAACCAAGGGCCAATGATGGCCAATACCCCAAGGGGGCTTACACGCGCGAAGCTGGTAGACGGTAAGCAGTTAGAACCAGCGAGGAGACCCGCTAAGAACCAATCTCGATAATCTGTAAAGCTTTGTTGTAAGCTTTGCTCAATTCGCACGGTATGGGGGGCTGATAACCCCCTATGCTTAAATTACAGGACTATATGTCCAAAACATTTAGGTAAATATAATGGCAGGAAGTGTAAACAAAGTAATTCTAGTTGGGTCGCTTGGCGCAGACCCAGAAGTTCGCAACACGCAAGATGGGCGTCCCATCGTCAATTTGCGCATCGCGACATCTGAACGGTGGCGCGACAAGAATTCAGGTGAGCAGCGCGAAAAAACAGAATGGCACCGCGTTGTGATCTTCTCCGAAGGTCTATGTCGTGTCGCTGAGCAATATCTAAAGAAAGGCTCACAAGTCTATTTAGAGGGGCAATTGCAAACGCGCAAATGGCAGGATCAAGACGGGAATGACCGTTATTCAACCGAAATCGTGCTTCAGGGATTCAACTCAACACTAACAATGTTAGGTGGCCGCAGTGATAACAACGATAGTAGCGGGTCACGTTCGAACGATGCGGGGGCGGGTGGTCGGCCTCAAGCAAGTGCGCCAGCCTTTGATAGTGGGGGCATGGACGATGATATCCCATTCTAAAACCAATAAGCAACACACACCAGCACTAGAAGGGGAGAGGGCGTGATCAAGGAAGCTATTGTTCTTTTGATAATCATTTCCAACAGCGGCCACGCTATTGAGCGAGTAGAAATGCAGTCCATGGCTGCATGTATTGAAAACATTGTTCACATGCAAGAACACAAGCGCATTAAGCACCCGACAGACTGGACGCCCAGTATTGAGCTTTCACGAAAATATGAAAATCGCACAAATTTTTACTGCATCTATGCGGCACCTACGGAGGCCAAGCAATGACCAGACAAGCGGATATGGAGCGGGCGCAAAAGCACGTTAAGCGCTTAGAGCGTTACCACCTAGCACGGGAATATGAAGAGGAAACAGCCCAACTCATTCAAGAGGTGCGCAACGAGACTTTGGAAGCATTCGCCACAAAGCTTCAAGAGCCTATCGATTTTTATAACAAGCATAAACATAAATCAGACCTTGAAAAAGGTCGCATTATTGGGATGCAAGATGTGCAGCGTCATATTTTATTGCACCTCAAATCCCAAACACAAGACAGAAAAGAAGGTGAAAACAAATGAGTGAATTGACACTAGAAGAAAAATTTGAGCGCTTTATCAAGGACTTCGAATATAAAACGTCACGTATGGTTTTGATCCGAGAAAGATTTTGGGAGGAATTGGCAAAGAAGGCATCAACTTTCGGGAGCTTATGCGGCTCTGTATGGTTTGGCGTTTATCTTGGTTCGGTAACACTGCAAATCATAGCAGGGACTATTTGGCTCCTTTATGTGATTGGGAATTTTATAGGTGATTACAAGAAAAACACCTACACACTAGACGAAGCCGCTGCAATAATTGCAGAATGGAAACAAGGCGAATAAATCAAATTACCCCTGCCACCTTTCGAGCCGGACGTGGAAGCTGGCGAAATCGTAGGTGTTGATGCATATGTATGTTAGTTCGCTGGCGGTGCGCGGTAATCCGTGAGACATCTAAGCGTAAATCAGCACCACTTCCACACTAAACAAGAGGCATATAATGGATAATTACTTTGTTGTCGTAACACATGGAAGCCGTGAAATAGAGGTGTCGGAAAAGATAGCCGAAACATGGGATGACAAAGCCGATGTTTATTTGCCAATCGTTAGGGTTAAGAAGTTCCCAAAACACCGCAAGTCAAAAAAGCCTGTTATTGTCAAAAGGCCAATGTATCCTAGATACGTATTCGTTCGCTTATCCAATCAAGATGAATGGGGCGAAATACAGCGCATAAATGGGGTATATGGCCTATTGTTAGGTGATAATGGGCCGTTAACCGTCAAACCAAGGGATATAGACCAGGTGAAGGAAATAGAACAGATCATAGCTCAAGACCGCGACCCAAGCACATTCAAGACAGGCGACAAAGTAAAGATAAGCAAAGATCATGAATGGTGGGGCGGTTTATCTGGGATATTCAGGAATGACGGGAAAGTCGATGTTATAGTTGACCAAGGCAAAGTAGTAAAAATGGATATACCATCCTCTATGCTTGATAGGCCATAACAAACAGCTTGTATTTTCAACGCAAATCAGGTTAAATTGTAGGCGGATGATTTCTGTGATCTTCGCACAATACCAAGCGAAACCACCGAGCCACCCACAAAGGGCGAGGCTCGACAGAGGCCCAGAGCGCGGTTAAACCAGCGTTCGCTATGGCTTTTCTGTCTCTAAATTTAGGGTAGAAAGCAATGATCGAAAAACCTAACAGCGCAGATAAGGAATTATCTGAAGCAATCATTTCCCTCTATTCAAGCCTATTGGAAAAGCAAACACAGCTTGATCCAGATATGGAAAAGGCTTTGAGCAATGCAGGGGATGATATATACGCATGAAATGGCAGGGCGAAACGCAACAACAATGGATAGATCGCGTTGTGGATAATTGGACGCGATGTTTTGCATTATTCCCAACGCAAATGACCGATGGCACATGGGTGTGGCTTGAAAATTACGAAGTGATGTATGGGCGGGCGCTTAGTGGTGAAGTCGGCGCTTGTGGGATTCGGTGTGTAGGGTCTGAATGGGAGCCTTACGTATGAAGTTTGTAGGCCCAAACGGGCAAGCAACAACTAATGCGGCCCATATGCAGGTTAATTGGGGCGATTTTGTATTACCTTATACCGTTATTTACCCGCCATTAGGCGTAAGCCCATGGTGCGAGGTATCCCGATATAGTGCCTCTAAGACGATTAACACTCAGGTTAACAAGTAGCAACCACAAGGGTTTTGTATTAAATGGCTGATAAGCTAACCCCAAAACAACAAGCGTTTGTCCAAGAATACCTTGTAGACCTTAACGGAACACAAGCGGCAATACGTGCGGGGTATAGCAAAGATACGGCAAATGTAATCGCAAGTGAGAACTTAACTAAACCTAACATTAAGGCTCTAGTTGAGAAGCGTTTGCAAGAACGGGCAGAAAGAACGCAAGTAACTCAAGACATGATTGTATCTGAGTTAAAGAAAATCGCGTTCGCCGATATCCGTAATGCTGTTGAATGGGGCATTAGCCCTGTAGATGATACTGATGTCAACGCGGACAAGAACGGGCTAGGTATGTATCCCGTCAAGCTGGTCCCTAGCAGTAAGATTGATGATGACACGGCGGCGGCTGTTTCTGAGGTATCTCTTACGCAAGCTGGTGTTAAGATCAAGATGCACGATAAAAAGGCGGCACTGGTTGATCTTGGCAAGCACCTAGGTATGTTTGTTGACAAGATTGATCACTCATCAAGTGACGGTTCAATGTCGCCTAAATCAAACATTGACCCAACAAAGCTTTCACCTGAAGCAATGGCGGAAATTTTAGCGGCTCAAGATGAAGCATCTGACGAAAGCTGATCTCCTAGCGATAGAGCGGGAATACTGCAAAAGGTCGTTAAGCAATTACATCAAAAGATCATGGCCACAGATTGAGCCTGGCATTCCATACGTTCATGGTTGGCACATGGATGCGTTGGGTGAACACCTAGAAGCTACGGTTAAGGGTGATATAACAAGGTTGCTGATTAATATCGCACCGGGAACAAGCAAGAGTACAGCGACAAGTGTATTTTTGCCATCATGGGTTTGGGGGCCGTATGGTTGGCCTGAATCGCGCATTATTGGCGCGTCATATGAACAAAGCTTGGCGACAAGGGATAACAGGCGCAACCGTATACTTGTTGAATCTGGTTGGTATCAAGAGCGTTGGCCGCTGCCCCTAACAAGTGATCAGAACGAAAAGACGGGGTTTGAGAACGTAAAGCGCGGTTGGCGGCAATCGTGCGCTGTTAAGTCAATGACAGGTAAACGCGGCGATATTGTTATTTGGGATGACCCGTTATCACCTGAAAAGGCATATTCCGAAACTGAGCGCGATACCGCGAACAGGGTTTTTGCCGAAACATTGCCAACACGTTTGAACGATCCAAAGAAATCTTCAATCATCATCATTATGCAGCGATTGCACGAAAATGATGTATCCGGCTATATTCTGGCGCGTGATCTTGGATATGAGCACTTATGCTTGCCTATGGAGTTCGAGCCGAGCCGTAAGTGTTACACATCCATCGGATTTGAAGACCCTAGAACTGAAGAAGGCGAATTGTTGTTTCCTGAACGGTTCCCTAGAGAAGTCGTTGACCGCGACAAAAAGGTTATGGGTTCATTCGCTGTTGCTGGCCAATTTCAACAAAGACCAGTTCCACGCGAAGGCGGCTTGTTTAAGCGGGAATGGTTCGGTACTGCAAGGGCGGTTCCTTCTAATACTAAATTCGTTCGCGGGTGGGATTTGGCGGCAACTGCTGATAAGAAAGCGGCCTTTACCGCTGGCGTAAAGATTGGTAAACAGCCGGACGGTAGGTTTATCATAGCCCATTCCACAAGAGGGCAATTAACCGCTGGTGGTGCTGAGCGTTTAATTATTAGCACGGCAAACGCTGACGGAACGGAATGTAGCATATCGCTACCCAAAGACCCAGGTCAAGCTGGCAAGGCTCAAGCGCAATATCTTGTTAAGCAATTAGCAGGTTTTGGCGCAAGGGCAACGCCAGAAAGCGGCGATAAGGTTACAAGGGCTGACCCGTTATCTGCGCAAGCTGAGGCGGGTAATGTTGATATACTAAGAACAGGCGACCAAGTTAAAGATGCTTGGATTGAACCATTTTTAGATGAGATTTGTAATTTCCCTAATGGGACGTTCAAGGACCAAACCGACGCAGCAAGCCGAGCCTTTAACGAATTGGCGCTTGGCGGTGAAGAATTTGAATGGTACGTTAATGGTTAGCCAATATATGCGCACATTAAGTAAATGCAGCGCTGTTTGTTGCGATAGGATCATAAGGAAAATTAATGAAACTTCATGACCCTAGAACGTGGTTCAAGCGCGAAGAAAAGGCCAGCGAAGCGGGTACGGTTATTTCGGGCATGGGCGCGGGTAGTCCTGTTTGGTCAAAGCGTGATTACGAACAATTCGCAAAAGAAGGCTATATTCGCAACGCGATTGACTATCGCTGCATTGTAATGACCGCTCAAGCTGTTAGCTCAGTACCGCTATTGCTGTTCAAGGGCGACAAGCTCATTGATAATAGCGAATTGCTTGATTTGCTAAACAGCCCTGCCCCTGGGCAGACATTGCCATTCATGCTCGAAGCAATGGCAACTTATTTGCAGATTGCGGGTAACGGATATTTTGAAGGTGTAGGCCCAGATCGTAAAAACGCGCCACCAAAAGAGATTTGGACGCTACGTCCTGACCGGATGAAGGTTATCGCGGGTAATCATGGCTTACCATCTGGTTATGAATACAGCGCGAACGGAAAATCAAAGCGTTGGCCTGTTGACCCGATCACGGGTGAAAGCAAGATTTGCCATATCAAGCGGTTCCACCCAACTAATGATTGGTACGGGCTATCACCAACGGAGCCAGCGGCATACGCCATAGATCGCCATAACGAAGCTGGTGCGCATAACATGGCGGTTCTGCAAAACGGCGCTGTACCGTCCGGTATGCTGGTTTATAAGCCCATTAAAAAGGATGGCAACGAAACAAGCGCACCGCCAGAGTTCATCGAAGCGGCTGAAAAGAAGCTGATTGACCGTCATACTGGTTCGGGCAACCATGGGCGACCAATGGTCACAAATGGCAATGTTGATTGGATTCAATTTGCTATGACTATGGAGCAATTACAGCTAACCGAAACCAAACTTGATGCGGCTCAAGATATCTGCATTGTTCGCGGTGTTCCTATTGATCTGCTATTGCCGGGGCAAAGCACGTACAACAATAAGCGCGAAGCTAAGTTGGCCCTATACGAAGAAACGGTTTTGCCGCTTCAAAAGATGATTGTTGATCATCTCAATATCTGGCTGGCCCCCAAGTTCGGTGATGATCTAAGGCTTGAACCTGATCTTGATGCAGTTGAACCGTTAAGCTTGCGGCGTGAAATTCGCCAGAAAAACACCAATGAGCTTTGGACATCTGGCCTCATATCGCGTGATGAAGCCCGCGATGCGCTACAGTTCGAGCCTCAGCCAGATATGCCACAACGCAAGATTGACGCGGGTGTGCTGGCTAACCTAGCGAAAGCGGCGGAAGCTGACAGTTCAATGATGGAGCCACTATGGCGCTATCTGAAATATGTTGGTCTTGTTGGTGCTGATAACACGTTTGAAGAATTTCTTGTTGGTGCCGATGATATCTTGCAAGGGCTTTTGGGTGATGTGCCTGAAGATCGTGGCGACATTGACGGGGCTGACACTGAGGACAATCCAGAGGAATAGAAATGATATTTTTTGGAATTGCTGGCGGTATTGTCTTAGGGTTTATTTTAGGCGTTGGGGCTTGCCGACACAATTTAGAGCAGTCGAAGGATTTGTTAGATCAAGCCAATGCTTCTCTTAATCGGTCTATAGCTATGAACGAAACAAGCATAAAGCGGTTAGACAAGCTGAATGGCTAAACGCATTGACCCTCAATTGCTAAACAGGCTTGCCGATGAATTTGAACCTAATATGCAGGACGCATTCTTAGCTTCAGTTAATCAGGTCACAAGTCGCGTTAAGATAACCGAGGTTGAGGCGGCTATTCGGCGCGGTGATATCGAAGAAGCTGTTAGGCTAATCGGATTTGACCCGCTTGATTTACGTCCTTTAACCCGCGAAATGGAAGGCGTATACGAAGGCGGCGGCATAAGAACCGCACAAGCTGTTGAGAAAGCGGCCCCACGCGGTGCGCAGGTCATTATTCGGTTTGATGTTCGCAATCTACGGGCTGAACAGTGGATCGCTCAAAGATCGTCATTGCTTGTTACTGATATTGTCAATGATCAGCGTGAAATGATACGGGCAGCGCTGCGAGATGGTTTATCACGTGGTTTAAACCCTAAAACAGTTGCACTTGATTTGGTTGGTAGAATTAACCCAAAAACAGGTAATCGCGTAGGTGGGTTGATCGGCTTAACACAACGTCAAGAGCAGTGGCAGCGGAACTATTTGAACGAATTGCTATCTGACGATCCTGCATTGCTAAGAAATGCGCTCACAAGAGATTTGCGGGATAGGCGTTTTGATAGGGCCGTTGCCAAAGCAATACGCGAAGGCAAGCCAATACCAGCGGCGACACGTCGTAAGATGTTAGCGGCCTATCGCAACAAGTCATTGCGCTATCGGGCTGAGACAATCGCTAGAAATGAAACATTAGCGGCATTGAATGAAGCTAATCGCGAGGCGTACAGACAAGCGGTTGAATCGGGCGCTATCAAAGAGGACGCGATTAAGCGCTATGCACATACGGCGGGCGATGAACGGGTTAGAGATGACCATGTTCTTATCCCTGGCATGAATGCTGATGGTGTTGGGCTAAATCAGCCGTTTCAAACGCCAGAAGGGGCTTTTATGACAGCACCTTTTGGAATTCAATGTCGCTGTTTTGTAGAAACCCGCATCGACTTTTTAGCAGAGGCCTTGAACTAATGTTGATCAAGAAAATACAAAATCACACCCGCATACTTGGCAAATCTCAAGGCTATCTTGGGTGCCTGTTCGTGACGAATTGGTAATTGATGGCGCAACAAACATCGAGACAAACCGAATGGTTACGGCATGGGAGCCAACGGCGGGTGAATTGGAAGCGTTGCAAAACGGCGCTCCGGTATATCTAAGCATTCTAGGGACCATGCATCCACCAGTTATAATCGAAGTAGGCATTGAACCGGACCTCGATAATGAGTAGAATAACAAGCAAACCCTTAGCATTGGGTCAAGGAGTTAAGTAAATGTATGAACTAAAAGACACCCAATTCAAAGGGTCTATTGGCGGCGTTGCCGAATTTGACACCAAACAGCTAAGTGAGAACGGCGAGTTTGAAGGATATGCCAGTATTTATGGCAATATTGATCTAGGCGGCGACATCGTACAGGCTGGTGCTTTTGACGAGAGCTTGCGGACGCGGGGCGCTAACAAGGTCAAGATGCTTTTGCATCATGATACACGTCGAGTTATTGGTGTTTGGGACCAGATATCATCTGACGCTAAGGGGCTTTTTGTTAAGGGCCATTTGATGCTGGGCGTTCAAGATGGCAAAGAAACTCATGAACTAATGAAGGCTGGCGCTTTGGACGGGTTGTCCATTGGCTATCGCACACAAGATTATTCTTATGATCGCGACAATGAAATCCGCACAATCCTTAAAGCTGAGCTTATGGAAACGTCAATTGTAACGTTCCCAATGAACCAGCAAGCCATGATTAGCGCCGTTAAAGGCGAACAAGGCATCCAAACGATCAGAGATTTTGAACAATTCCTCCGAGAGGAGGGTGGATTTTCCGCTGGCGCTGCTAAATCGATTGCGGCAAGTGGATTTAAGTCTGACCTTCGGGACGAAGCAGACACCAAGCTGAACCATCGGGATGATGTCAGCACTTCGAGCCAAGATGATATCGAGGCTCTTGAACAGTTTGCAGCGATGCTGCGAGCTTAACTTTGTTCCAATAAGGAAAACGAAAATGACTAAATATAAAAACTCGCGTCTTGCGCCTCTTGAGGTCAAAGACGAAGGTCAAAACAAAGGCGGCAACGCCCCAACCGACACCAAGGAAGCTGTCTCAAAGGTAATGACTGCTTTTGAGGAGTTCAAATCTGCTAACGATCAGCGCCTTGCTGAGATTGAAAAAGTTGGTTCTGCTGATATCCTTTCTGAAGAAAAGACAGAGCGGATCAACGGCGTTCTCGACAAGTTCGAAGACATCAGCCAAAAAGCGGCTATGGCCGAAAAGACTGACGCTGCATTGAAAGAGCTTAAAGAAAACTTTGACGCTCTTGAAACTGCTTTTAAGCGTTCACCTTCTGGCGATCCTGAAGAAAAAGCCAATCGTGTTAATGATTGGGCGCGGGCCGTTGTCAGCATCCACACTACAGGCGAGGCCAATCTTACTGAGGGTCAAAAATCAGTTCTTGACGAAGTTCGTGCTGAATACAAATCGCTTAATGTTGGCACAAACACACTAGGCGGCTATTTGGCTCCTACTGAGTTGGTTCGTGAAATCATCAAAGCTGAAACATTGATGTCACCCGTTCGTGCGCTTGCGCGTGTTCGCCAGACAGCAAACAAATCAGTTGAGATTCCAAAGCGTACTGGCCAATTCGCAATGCAGTGGGTTGCAGAACAAGGCACTAAATCAGAAACAACTGGTTTGACATACGGCCTTGAAGAAATCGCTACTCATGAGGGTTATGCCCTTATCGACATCTCAAATGCGATGCTCGAAGATAGCGCTTTCAACATGCAAGCCGAAATCACTGACGAATCTTCTGAACAGTTCGCTGTTGGTGAAGGTACGGCGTTTGTTTCTGGTACTGGCGTTGGCCAGCCTGAAGGCTTTATGACCAATGGCGATGTTAGCTCTACGGCGCAAGGCGAAGCTGCTACGCTTACAAATGGCGATGGTCTGCTGTCATTGAAACATGCGATTAAAACCGCATATTCTCGTAATGCAACATGGGTAATGAACCGCACCACCATCGGCGCTGTTCGCAAGCTTAAAGATGGTGCTGGTAACTATCTTTGGACCCCAGGCATTGCACAAGGCGCGGCAAATACCATTGATGGCGACCCGTATCTAGAATTGCCTGACATGCCTGATATCGGCGCTGGCTTGTTCCCTGTAGCATATGGCGACTTCCGCCGTGCTTATACATGGGTTGACCGTATCACAATGGAAATGATGCGTGACCCATATACACAGGCAACATCTGGTAACGTCCGCTTTATCATGCGCAAGCGTGTTGGCGGTCAGGTTGTTTTGGCTGAAGCCATTCGCAAACTCGAAATCACAGCTTAACGGCTGATTGGTAGGGGCTTCGGCCCCTGCTTACATTCACTTTAGAAAAAGGAGTTGGCCAAATGGCTTCTCGTGATCTTCACAATAACATTCACCCCGTTCCATTGATCGTACCTGTTGCGGCTCGGACGGATAACACAGCGATTGTTTCGGCAATCATTGATACCTATGGCTATGAATCGTGCGAATTGGTTCTAGTCACTGGCACCAACACAGATGCGGACGCAACTTTTGCGGTTTTGGTTGAAGATGGTGACAATTCATCATTGACCGATAATGCGGCTGTTGCTGATGCTCAGTTGATCGGCACCGAGGCCCTAGCGGGCTTTACCTTTGCTGATGATAATGAATGTCGTAAAATCGGCTATAAAGGCAACAAGCGTTATGTTCGCATGACGGTTACGCCTTCAGGTAACGATTCTGGCAACATTTTCTTGGCTGGTGTCGCAATCCTTGGCAACCCACTTCATGCGCCAACGGATAACCCACCTAGCTAATCGCTAGTTTAGCGCGGGGCTCCGGCCCCGTTCTTTTCTCAATCTATAGGAGGACGTTATGTCCAACACTTCAAACCAAATGGATCAAGGTGGGGCAAGCTGGAAAGTTGGCGGCACTTTGGAACTTGAAAGCGGCTCAACGTTCACCGATAGCCGTTTCGATGCGTCAACAACATCGGCTGCAGATTCATTGGCTATTCCAATCACCGCACTTTATGTTGCTAAAACAACTGGTGCCGATGCTGAAGCTTTGACTTTAGCTGATGGCGTTGCGAATCAAGAAATCGTTATCGCACTAGTAACAGATGGCGGTGGTGATGGTACGCTTACACCAGCTACATCTTCTGGCTTTGCAACAATTGTTTTCGCTGATGCGGGTGATACTGCCGCACTGAAATATATTGACGATACAATTGGCTGGGTTATTCTCGGCACTGCTGGCGTTGCGGCTCCACCAGTAATCACGGTCTAAGGATAAATAATGTTCATTCAACGCAAATCAGTCACAATAACAACGGATGCAGATGGCGATGCTACTGATTATATCAGTGTAGATCATGGCCGCATCTTGTCTATTCACTACGCAAAGACTGATTTTGCGGATGGTGTGGACTTTACTATCACTTCCGAGGCTACAGGCGAAGGCTTGTGGACCGAATCAAATGTGAACGCTGCTAAAAGCGTTTACCCTCGTGTTCCCGTCACTGATCAGGTCGGTGGCGGCGTGACCTATGACGGGACCAACGAGATTTATGAACCTATCGCAATGGCTGGTGACCGTGTAGAAATCGTTATTGCCCAAGGCGGCGATACTAAATCAGGCACATTTACGGTGCTTATTGGCTAATGTCAGACAAAACTTACCCATCGGCGGCAGACACATCTAGGCGACTAAGAGACATGGGCGACGGTTCCCATGCTGAGGTTGTTGCGGTCATGCTCGTTGGTGGGTCTAGTGGTGAGCTTGTCGAAGTTGATGCAACCGCAAACGCACTTGTTACTCAAAACATGGTTCATAAGCAAATCCATAATGGGATAGCATTTGAGGCAGATTATGTTAGTGAAAGCGTAGCTGATGACGAAACGATTGAAATGCTCATCAGCACGGATGCTAGCCAATCCGTTCATATAAGATTTCAAGCGGGGGTTGGTGGGGATGCTAGAATTCAAATATTCGAAAACCCGACAGTAACAGATAACGGAACTGCGATAACGCCAGTCAATCGAAACAGAACATCGGCTAACACCGCTGTTACATCTGTATATCATACTCCAACAACATCAGCGGATGGCACTATTTTAGCCGATCATTTGGCTCCAGGCGGGGGAACTGGCAAATCAACAGGAGCGATTGCCACTTCATTCGAAGAATATATTCTGAAATCTAGTGAAGATTACCTGTTTAGGGTCACTAATATATCAGGATCAAATAACCCGCTTTCTATTTCGGTTGCTTTCTATGAACCTTCATGAGGACAAAATGACTAAATGCACAGTTCTAAAGAATTTCAATTATTCGCTTGATGGTATCAAGGCGCACTCGGCCAAGGTTGGCCAAACGCCTGATCCTGATATCCCCGCTGATCTTATTGAAGGCTTGCGCAAGGAAGGGTTTATTTCCCTTGGTGAAGTTAAAAGCGTAGCGGCGGCACCTGAAAATAAAATGTTTGAGCCTGTTATTGAAAACAAACAGCCAGAAACGGTTGAGGTTGTTGAAGATGACGCTTACACTGCAAAAGATGTTGGCCGTGGCTGGTTCGCTGTATTCAGTGGCGATGTAGAAATCAAAGCGGTTAAGAAAATGCGCAAAGATGATGCTGAAGCATTCATGGCGATGTCAAATGAAGATCGCGCAGAATATGTTGTGTCAGAAATCGCTGAATAAGGGCTAACTTATGACAAAGCGTCATGATCTAAACGTTAGGCAAGGCGAGGATTTTTCTTTCGTCTATACCCATTTAGATAGCGGTGGTAGTGCTGTTGATCTAACAGGGTATACAGCCCGCGCTTCTGTCAAGAAAGCGTATAACAACACAGCCGAGGTTTATTTCTCAACTGGCTCTGATGCGGATGGTGGCACATTGGCGCTTGGCGGCGTGGCTGGAACGGTAACGTTCACCATGACCGCGACACAAACAAAATCAATGCTGGATAATTCATCACTAACATTGTTAATGAATAGCCAAGAACCAATTAGCCTTAGCGAGAAATTCATATACGATCTTGAATTGGTTGATGGTTCTGGCGTTGTAACCCGCGCACTTGAGGGCCGCTTTTTTGTACAACGTGAGGTGACCGGATAATGGCGTTAACTGTTGAAGACGGCACTGGAATTGTTGGGGCAGAAAGCTATGTTTCAGTTGCTGATGCTGATAATTACTGGGGCAATCGTACTCACACCAGCTTCTATACAACATGGAATGCGGCAACAACGGCTGAAAAAGAAGGCACTTTGCGTGAAGCCGCTGGTTATCTCGATGCGCGTTATGGTGAATACTATAGAGGACTGCGCAAAGGAACCCTGCAAGGGCTACAATGGCCACGCGCTGAAGCCTTTGATAAAGCTGGCTACCCATTGCCTGATTTGCCTCAAGAAATCATCAATGCCAATTCGGAACTTGCATCACGCGCTTTAAGCGCTGTTTTGTCTGCCGATGCAGCAAGAGGTGGCGCGGTTAAGAAGAATAAGGTTGAAGGCGCTGTTGAACAAGAGTTCTTTGAGGGCGCTACATCTGAAACCAAATACGGTCAAATTGAAAACATGCTTGCGCCTGTTCTAGACGGAACGCAACGCGGTGGAACATGGGCTTGGGAATAACATGGGTTTCTATGATGACATGCAAGGGGTGGCGGTTTCGCTACTCACTGAGTTCAAACAAGGGACTATTACACTAACCCGCACAACCCCTGGCGCTGTTGATGCTAACGAGTCTTGGACCCCTGTTGCTGATAGCACGGTTAGATACAGCCTTAACGCTGTTGCTAAATCTGTTGATGATAAGTTCGTTGATGGCAAGATGATCTTTTCCACAGATGTAATCATTACAGCATCGCCCATTATGCTCAAGACGCACGTTGACGGTTCGCCTGTTACCAATGTTAATACCGAGCTTGAAGTTTTGGCGGGTGATAAGATCACGATGGATAGCAAAGAGTTGGAGATACTCAAAACCATGCGCATTCCCCGCGCTGGCACTGCTATCGCTTGGAAATTCATAGTGAGAGGCTAATGGGCAAGTTTAGCGCTGATGTTGGGTCATGGGTTCGACAATCTGAAAAGCGTATCAAGGCCGTTCGCAATGAGGCCGCGCAGACAATGGCTAGTGAAATACGAAAGCCTGTCTCGCAAGGTGGTCGAATGAAAATCGATACGGGCTACCTAAGAGCGTCTTTAATGGGCTCAACTTCTCAAATGCCTAGCATTAACCCTGAAGGCGTTCCCGGTGAAGGCCAGACATATTCGGCGGGTGATGAAATCGCATTGGTCATCGCTGGCGCGTCCATTACAGATACTATTTACATGGGGTTCACCGCTGCATATGCGCGGCCAAGGGAATATCTAGACGGGTTTGTTAGACTTCCAGCCCAACGATGGCAACAGATAGTGCAAGAAACCGTTTTAAAGCTCAAGAGTAGAGCGCAAGTATAAAGAGCTAACAAATGGCAACACCTACACCAGAAACGGCTATTTGGTTAGCATTAAAGATCAAGTTGCAAGCATTAACGCTTTCGCCTGGTCTTACGATTGCTTACCCCAATGAGGATTTTACACCACCAACGGGTGATAATTATTTATCAACTTCACTATTCCGCAATGATCCTCTTGCTGCTACTATGGGCGGGACTGGTAAAACAAGACATATGGGCATATTCCAAATAATGTTACATGCGAAACGCAATCAAGATTTTGCAGTTGCGCAAGAAATAGCAGGGGATATCGCAAACCATTTCGAACTTGGGACGTCTATGACCAATAACGGCTTTACGGTAAGAGTTGAAAGACCGCCTAGCGTCGGGTCTGATATTTCAAGAGCAGATGAACCTTTAATGTTAATTCCTATATCGATCCGCTGGATTGCGGACGCAACCAGAGGCGCATAAAATGACAGTAAAAATGACTGCATCTAGACGGTTTCGTTGGGGCAAGCCCTTTGTTTGGCTTAACCCTGGCGATGAATATACCGTTAGTTCAGAACAAACGGCTGATAGGCACGTTGAAAAAGGGCGCGGTGTTCGCGCTAAAGAAGCTTCCAAATCCACTAAGAAGGGGGAATAAACCATGACCCAAGGTCTACGTTTTGATCAATCACTATGGCAGGTTGTGGAATCTACACCCGGCACAACACCAGCAACGCCAACGCTAATCGAAATTCCGATTGCCGGACTGCCTACGCTTAAAATCGATAAAGACAGCTTTCAGTCTGAGCGTATTGGCAACCGTAATGTTACGCATTTGCGGCATGGTGCGCGTAAAGCATCTGGTGATATACCTATTGAGCTTGCTTATGGCGATTTTGATACATTGCTTGAAAGTGTGATGTGTTCATCATGGTCAACCAACGTTTTGAAGGTTGGTGAAACGCTGAAGTATTTCACGCTTGAGCGTCGTTTTGAGGGCATTTCAGAGTTTAACCCGTATCTTGGTTGCATCATGAGCGGGTTCTCGATTTCTGCCCAACCAAATGCGATGGTAACGGGTTCGTTTTCGGTTACTGGCTTGGGCGGCATGACCCCTGCAAGTTCAACCGTTTCGGATACTGATACGGCGACCACTGGCAACGATCCATTTGACGGGTTCACCGGGACCATAAGCGAAGGCGGTTCAAGCGCCAACGTTACGGCTTTGGATTTGAGTATTACCAACAACGCGGCGGCTATTAATATCATCGGTACAGATATCGCCAACCATATCAACATAGGTATGTTTGGTGTAACTGGTACAGTAACGGCGCTATTTGAAAGTGAAGCCCTAATCAACAAGTTCTTAGGCGAAACCGAAAGCGCTTTGACTGTTGAGTTCGAGGGCATTACTGGCGGTGATCTTGAGTTTGATATTTCTTCATTGAAATATACAGACGCTTCAATCACAGAAGCCGATGAAGGTCTATTGGTTCAAATGCCTTTTACTGGTACATATAATGTAAGTGATGTATCTTCACTTGTTATTACACGCACACCAGCATAGGAACCGATATGAGCAAGACGTTTGATTTCGATACAAACTTTTTATCTGTTGAGAGCCAAGAAAAAGGCTCTGAATTTGAAGTAATCAATGACGCTGGCGAAAAAACAGGAATGTTTATTTGCCTTGCTGGCCCTGATAGCTCACGGCGCAAGAAAACGCGCAACCGTGTGTTGGACTTCTATTTGAAATCAGGCATTGCAGCGCCAAAGGCTGAACCGTCAAACCGCAAGGCCCGCCGCGCTGCTGCTTCTCAAGGCGATAAGTACACTGGCGATACCGCTAATGAGCTTCGTGAATTGCAGCTTGATGACATGATTGCTGCTACTATTTCATGGCGCTACCCTGAAGGATTTGAAGGCCCAGCTTGCACCCCTGATGAAGTTGAAAAGCTATACACAAGATTGCCAACATTGTTTGAACAAGTTCTTGAAGCGGCTGATGACCTTGACCGTTTTACCAAAAGCTGACGGGATCACTGATTGAGTGCATTATTCATAAGGCCAAGTATGATCGGCCAGATGAAAAAGGCTCAACCCTCCGTCAGCACCTTGAATCGGTTGGAGAAGAAATTGAAACCCCAGAACCAATCTCACATAGTTACATTGTGGATTGGTTTTCAAGGCTTTCAAGAAGGCGGGGATCAAATGGTTTTGGCGTATCCCCGCTAAGTTTTGAAACAATAAGTGCATGGGATAAACTATGCAATGAAGGTATTGAACCTTGGGAGGTGCGAGTGTTAGAATTACTGGACGATGTACACCTAGCTGAGATTTCGAAAAAGGCTAATTAAGACATGGCAGATGTAGCAGAACTTGGCCTTAAAATTAGCTCTGAAGGCGTAACAACAGCCACAAAAGAGCTTGATAAGCTTGAAAAGCAATCGGAGCAAACCGAACGCGCAACCGAACGGCTGCATGATGAAACTGAAAAATCATCATCTGCTATGGGGCGTATGGCTAAGGCTGCGGCGGCTGCGGCTGCTGTTTATGCAAGCTTTAGGATCGCTGCTGGTACACTTCAAACATTCGTTCAAGCAACTTCACATGCAGAACATCAGCAAGCGCAACTCGCGGCGGGCCTAAGATCAACTGCGGGTGTGTCTGGCCAAACTATAGAAAGCCTCAATGCCCATGCGGCGGCATTGCAAAAGGTTACTAATGTAGGTGACGAGGCAATCAATAGCGCCCAAGGTGTACTACTTACATTTTCCAAAATATCTGGTGAAACATTCCCCCGCGCTACAGCGGCAGCGCTTGACCTATCCGAACGTATGGGAATGGACCTAAACAGTTCTGTTTTGCAAGTTGGTAAAGCATTGAACGACCCAGTATTGGGTATGACTGCTTTATCTAGGGCTGGTATTCAGTTCACAGAAGCGCAAAAAGACACAGTTAAGAGTTTGGTCGAAAGCAATGATATGCTTGGCGCTCAATCAATTATCCTTAACGAGCTTGAACTGCAATTTGGTGGGTCTGCAAAGGCAGCTCGTGAAACTCTTGGCGGGGCGCTTAAATCCCTTGAGAACGCATGGGGTGATCTATTCGAAATCAGCGGCACCGCAACGGAAGGACTTAGAAAAGCAATTGAAAGCCTGATTACAGCAATTCAAAACCCTGCATTTGTTTCGTTCATGCAAATGGTGGGAACCGCGCTTGTTGGGGCTATGACTTTAGCCGTTGGCGGTGCGCAATTGCTTGCTGATGGCATATCGTTGCTAATGTCTAATCTTGACACGGTTGCCGTGATGGCTTCATCGGCTGGCGTTGCTATGGCCATTGCATTCGGCCCTGCTATCCTAGGGGCTATGGTAACGGGTCTGGTCGCCGTTGGGACCGCTGGCGTTGCTGCAATAAGTGCTATTGGCGTAGCTATTGCCGCTAACCCTCTAGGCGCTTTACTCATTGGCATAACAACACTTGTTTCAGCGGTCTATATTTTCCGCGACGAAATAAAAGATGTGCTTGGCGTTGATGCTGTGTCTATAGCAAAAGACGCGGCCAATATGCTTATAGGGCTGTTCGGTGGTGCATATCGGGCTATCGTTGTCGGGTGGGGATTATTGCCGGGGGCATTTGCGGATATCTTCACAAGAGCAATGAACGGCGCAATTGATATTGTTCAAAACGGTGTTAACGCGATTGTTGGCGCATTGAAGAATATCCCAGGGCTTGGCGATATCCAAGATGTTGACCTATCTCAATTCAAAGGACAGGAAACGGGCGGGGCTGGCAAGCTAGGAACTGCCGTGTCAGGTGCTTTTAGCGATGCGATGGGCCGTGATTATATTGGTGAGCTAACACAGGGCTTGTCCGAAATGACGGGCAACTCTACAGCGGCCAATGAAGCATTGGCGAATATGCAAACCATTTTGGAAGGTGAAGGCGGGGCGCTTGGTGATAGCGGCGGGGTTAACGGCGCGTTAGAAGCTGCAAACGACAACATCTATCAAATGTCTGATGCGCTTGCGGCCCTTGGCCCTGCTACAGTTGACCCGCTCACAATGCTAGGTCAGCAAATATCAGACCTTGACGGGCTTTTGGCGCAAGGCAAGATATCTTGGCAGGAATACGGCGAAGCTGCTTTCCGCGCTAATATGGCGGCTACGTCTTCAACACTTGGTTTGGCAAGCGGCCTAACAGGCGCGTTATCCTCAATGTTCAAAGACAACAAGGCGTTTGCTATTGCCAATGCTGTTGTTAACACCGCTGAAGCCATTACAAAGGCGCTGGCGACGTATGGCCCTACACCTTGGGGCTTTGCGGCGGCTGGCGTGGCGGCGGCTACTGGTGCGGCTCAGATCGCGGCTATAGCTAGTTCCAATAAAGGCAGTTCAAGCGCTCCTAGCGTCGGTGGTGGTGCTGTTAGTGCTGGCCAAGCTGGGCAACAAGACACAGGGCGAACAACTAACGTGACGCTTGTTGGCAATGGATTTACTGGCGAACAAATTGCAGAACTGCTAAACGAGTTCACAGATGATGGCGGCACACTTAACGTAACAACGGCGGCTTAACATGAGCGTAGTATTTTCCGGCGCATATACTCTTGCAACGGCAACAGATGCGGAATCTGGGTTACCTAGAATTTATCATCACAATCTAGTTGAGTTCACAACTATTACAGCCGATGAAGAAACAACGGCGAACCCCGCTACTAATCTATCCAATGCCGATACAAGTATATTGTGGAAGTCTGGAAGTACAAACGCGCAAAAACTTACTGTTTTGTTCGATTATACAGACCCGATTGACTACGTTGCTTTTGCTCGGCACAATTTTAGTGATGGTGGCTGCGTTATTACATCTGTTGAAATTCTTGACCCCGGTGGCGATGCTGGTGATGATAATGATTGGACTGAAGTTGTAGGCGAAAACATCTTGGCCGACAATCTACCAACGGTATTCCAATTCGTTGCTACGGCCTCAAATGGGCTGCGTATTACGCTAACCCCTGGGACTGTTGAACCACAAGCGGCGGTCATGTATTGCGGCACATCGTTGCCACTACCAAATGGCTTGCCCGTTGGTCACATGCCTATTAAATATGCAAGACAATCGATTGGTTACGGCGCAACAGCGAATAGCGGTGATCGTCTTGGCTATGTTGAATTGGCTGCAGAGCTTTCCGCGAACATTGTTCAGCGCGATCTAGACCCTGCATGGTATCGGGCTAATCTCAAAGATATAGCGTTGCTTGGCAAACGTACAACATTCTTCTTTGCATGGGACCCTGAGAACTATCCAGATGAGGTTGGGTTTTGCTGGCCTATTAGCGACCCCATGCCAACAATCAACCGGATAACAGGGCATATTGATATTGATATCAACATAGGCGGCTTGGCTATATGACGCAATCCGTTGCATATGTTGAGATTGATGTTGACTATTGTTCTTTGTCTTATGGCGTTGGCGCTTGTACCGCATCAATTCCAACGACAGGATCAAAGAAGTGTTTAAACACTCGGAAAACATGCCAAGATCGCGCAAACTTTGATAACGTTCCAGTAACGTTAAGGTTCGGAACCAATTCAGATTTTGACGCGCTACCTTATATCGACACGTTCAATTTCTCGCCCTCAACAATTTCCGTTGGTAAGAATTTAGGCATTAGAGGTTCGTTAACGGTCACGTTCACTGATCACCCTCATACTGATACGGGCGACGGGCTTGATAAGTATGTCACAGAGCGCGGCGTTGATCCTTATGCACAAGGCACGTTCTTTGGCAAGTTTCGGGCGCGGCAACCGTTTCTAAGAGCGCGGGAAATGCGCCTAATCCAAGGAACATACGGGCAAGCCATAGCAGACATGGAAACCCGCACATTCACGATAGAGGGCTTTAGTGGGCCTAATCGTGATGGTAAATACACTGTCACAGCTAAAGATAATCTTAAAAGAGCGGATAGTGATCGGGCTTTATGGCCGGAGCTTTCAACTGGTTCACTGGTTGCTGATATTACTGATGTCGCAACAAGCGCAACGCTAACCCCTTCAGGCGTTGGCGATACGGACTACCCCGCGTCCGGTTATGTTACAATTGGCGGCAAAGAAATTGTATCGTTCACACGATCAAGCGATGTTCTAACCATTACTCGCGCTCAATATAACACTGAGGCAATCGCACATTCTGCTGGTGATCGCGTTCAATTGGCTAAAGAATATTCCGCGCAAGACCCTGCCGATGTTCTAAATGACCTTTTGGTCAATGGCGCTGGCGTTGATTCAGGCGATATTCCGCTAAGCGAATGGCAAACAGAAACAGCTAACTATTATGGCCGCGTTGTTACTGCCCTAATTCCAGAGCCTACCCCCGTGCGTGATTTGGCTTCAGAGCTTATTGAACAATGCGGACTAATGACATGGTGGGACGATCTAGAGCCAGAGATTAGATTGCAGGTTCTAAGAGCGATCACAACAGATGCATTGCGATTTGACGAAACAAAAATAATCAAGGGTTCGTTAAAGATAACAGAACAACCCAAAGAGCGTGTTAGCCGTGTTGAGACATATTACGGGATGCGAAACCCTGTTGAAAGTGTCAAAAACAAAGATAACTATCGCGCATCTGAACTGTATATCGACACTGAGGCTGAAGTTGATGATGGCAAAGCAATACGCCAAATCTTTAGCCGCTGGATTGCTGTAGGCGGTAGCTCCGCTGCGCAACGGGTAAACAAGCTTATCATCGGCATGTTCCGCGAAGCGCCAAGGAAATTTTCGTTTGAAATCTTTAGGCATGGTGATCTTGAACCCAAAATGGGTGATGGTTGCATTGTGTCCGATCCAATGCTTCAAGATGATTTGGGCGTTCAAGTTGATGTTCCTGCGCAGATATTGCGGGTTAACCCAAGACGTGATGTGTATCAAATCGAGGCGCAAGAGTTCTTGTTTGATGATATCGACCCTCTTGATCCAGATGATAGACCAATAACAATCAGTTCAAATGATAGCGACGTTAATTTGCGAACGCTTCATGACGCGCTTTATCCTGCCCCAACGGGCGGTGAGGAAGTTACTCTAAACGTGAATACTGGTGTTGTGTTAACTGCTGATTCGACATCAACATATGCACTTGATATCGGCAGTTGGCCAGAGCTTGACACAACGGGGGATAGAACAAGCGGTTCTGCCATATTCACAAACATTGCTGATGATACGGCTGATCTTGTTGTTGGAATGTTTGTTAGTGGTACAGGCATACCTGATGGCACTAAGATTTTGACAATCGATAGTTCGTCACAAGTTACATTAGACGCAAACGCAACAAGTACTGGAACTGGTGGGGCTATTAAATTCCACTTGGTTCGCATTACCGTGAATATGGATGGCACGTTAGCTGGCAAGGGCGGCAAAGGCGCTAATGGTATCGGCGGTGATAACAACACAGGATTGCCGGGGGCCGCTGGTGGCGATGCGTTCTATTCTCGTTATCCAATCGATTTGAACGGCGTGGCTGCTGCTGAAATCCAAGGCGGCGGGGGCGGCGGGGGCGGCGGGGCTGGTGACTATGTAGGGTGGTTTGGTCCTCAAGTTAATGGCGGCGGCGGTGGTGGTGGCGCTAGTTATGGCGCTGGCGGTTCATCACCTGGGGCTAATGATGGTGCGGCTGGTGTTCTTGATACTGGTGGCGCTGGCGGCAACTCCAACCATCCAAGCAAAGGTGGTAAGGGCGGCGATGGTGGCGCTCGTGCAACGGCTGGGAGCAATGGTGAGCAGGTATATGGTGGGCCTTCAGGCGGCACCGGTGGCGCGGCAGGGCAAGCCGTTGATGGCTGGTCATATATCAATGAAGTTTCATTCTTAGGCACATATTACGGCGCGAAGGTTAACTGATGGCAAAACAACCTAAACGCAAACGTATCAAAGTAACGATTAAGCAAAAGCAAAATCGGCAACGTGGCATCGATAATAAACCACCTAAAAGAGCAATTTCTCCTGACAGAATTGATGCTGTGTTTGAAAATGACGGTGCAGTATTAATACGCAATGAAACTATTGGCGATGATATCGTGGTTAACGAGACAATTGACGATTTAGTTTCTCAATCTGATGGCGCATTGATTAAGCTAACGCCAGTTTGTTTCGAGTGCAGTCATAACGATGATGATCACGTAAGGCGCGGGTCTAAAATGGCGGTGAATGTTGATTTGCTCACTATTTTGCCAACAAAGGATAAGCGCGGAACTGTTGTTAGCATTGATGGCGTAGATCGTGATATAGTCGTTCGTGAAACAGCAGATGAAATTGAGGCGCTGATAGATGGCGATTGAAATGGGTGATGGCTGTACGGGCTGGTTTAATGGCTGGAACAATGAGGGTCGATCTTGGGAGGCGTGTTGCGATGACCACGATTGGCAGATGCACAACAACACCGATATCGTAGAATGGTTTAAGGCCGGAATTGAATTGGCCTATTGCGTTTCTCAGGTTGATATATTTATGGGGTTCGTTATGGGCATTGGTGTATTATCGCCAATAGGTCTAGGGCTTTTCATTTTTGGTAAGAAGAAAAAAGGTATTCGCTAATGGCGCTTGCACGGTTTGAAACTGATTTCACAGATGAAACGACGGGTAAAAAAATTACGACTGCGGGCAGCGTCGAGGTGCGTAATGATGATACTGGCGAGCTTACAAATGTATATTCTGATAGGAATGGTACATCGGCGTTAGCTAACCCTATACCAGTTGCGGACGGTAATGTCGCGTTTCATGTTATCGGTGGCGCTTATAAGATCATTGCCACATATGGTGCCCAAGTCAGAACGCTACGCTATGTAGCGATTGGTACGGCGGGCGAGTATGACGCCGACGCGCTTGGCCGTGCTGGTTATGCGTATGGGTTTGAATCCGAAACATCTGCACCACCTTCAACATCATCTATCCGTGCAAACAATGCAGATTTAAGCGCTGCAACCAAGCTTTATATTGATGATGAAACATTGGGCTTGTCCGATATTTCAGCAACGCTATTGGCGCTTGATCCAGATGGGAACACGACAAAGAACCGCGTTCGGTTAACAGTTGATTCTGTTGATGCTGTTTTTGATATAACAGGCGCAACAGACCAGACCGATTATGTTGAGTTAGACGTGAATAACCATGACGGTTCAACATCTCTAAACGTTGGAACTGCGCGGGTAAATATCGAATGGGCGGGAACTGATTTAGCGGATGGTACATTAACAAGTGCGGCGAAATCAGCCGCCACCATTGCAAAAGATGAGGGGTTTAAAACCGTTGCGCTTTTGCTTGCAGACACGGGGCTTACTTACACAACTTCACAATCAGGTACTGTTGCCGAGGGTGATATTGTTTGGGCGCAAGGGTTTTCTTACACAGTAGCGGCGAGTGGCGCGTCAGACCATCATATTGTAAACTCAAATGGCACCCCTGTTAAATTCTATTGCAACCCAAGCGAGAACGGGTATGATTTGCGACAATTTGGTGTCGTTATGGGCGGTGCAGTAGATCAGTCTGCTGCGGTGAATACTGTAATTCAGAACACCGATATTGCCCCAGCAAGATTTGTTATCCCTGCTGGTGAGTTATATGTGACAGGTCCAATTTACGCAGCGAGAAGCAATTTCCAGCTTGTCGGCCTTGGTTCCGGGATTTCAAAGATTAAGTTCGTGAATGCATCTGGTGGCACTGTCATTACAGGCGACAGCGACGAGGAAGCATCAACAACAACTTATAATTATTGTTTGTTTGATAACTTTTCTATCATCACGACTTCCCACACAACAGACCCCGACACAGGCGTTGATATCACATCGTTTGCATACTCTGAGTTCAACGTTCAAATGCAGATTAAAAGGGCAAATGCAGTTCTGTACTATGGCCAAGGTAACAACGGTTCATCACCGTACTATAATGTTATTAAATCACCGGGGCTTTTCGGTGGTGATGGCGCGGGCGGTACAAACTACACCCAAGCGGCGATTAAATTTTCACAAGGGGCTTTGGGCGATGCTGTTGCTGGTTCAAACGGTGGGAATGCCAACATTATAGGGCCGTTAAACCGTGTTGCGGCTGTTGCATATCTCGTCGATATGGAGGCTGGAAACGGCAACATGATTTCTCATATCAACGGCGAAAGCGTGACTGGTGCTTATTTTCGCTTAAACAACAATGCTTATGTTGAGAACGGTACTTCAACGGGTTCCAATGCTCAAAATACGCTTATTGACACAAGCAAGTCTTTAACCACGAATAAATATCTCAATAGCGCGGTGCAAATAACAGGCGGGACGGGGTCTGGACAAGTCCGGCGCATTGCATCGAACACAGCTACCACCTATACGGTAGCCGATCCTTGGGCGGTTGTTCCTGATGCTACGTCTACATATGAGGTTTTCGCGGGGAAATGCGTAGACAACAAAATAACTCACGTTAGAACGGAGGGGCTTGCAACGGCAAACCCTGATTTTATCCACGCATTGCCAGGGGTTCGCGCAACATCGTTCACCCATTCTATTGTCGGGTCTCTTGGTTCCGGTCTCGCGATTAGAGATGAAAGTGGAGATTTGTCAAATGTCTGGTTTAGCGAGAGTAAAGTAGTTTTCACAGAAAATATTCAAAATCCTGGCCCTTCTGCGAATATTGACGTTTATGCGAAAAATTCTGTTTTTGGTGGCGTTGCGCTTTACGAAAATTATGTGATAAATTACTTAGCTGTTGCCACAACAACAGCATCATTAAGCGACACATTAACCGTGTCTCTTGATGTTGGTGGCACGGCGGCTGGGAACGGCGATTTCACACTTCAATGTGTTCAACCAACTGGCAACACTCTATCTTTATCAATGGCAGCGGCTACAGATCGTGTCGCAAAATCGCCAGCATCACGGCGGTTATTTTTAAACGTGACAACTGGAGCTTCGTTTAGCGCTAGTGCAGATGTGCAAGTTACTTGGTGCGCAACACTGGTCTAACCTAGCTAACTTGGAGATTATAATGAAGGAAAATTGGCCGATAGTTTTAAAATGGATGGGCTTGTCAGAAGGCGGGTACGTTAACGACCCTCAAGACAATGGCGGTCCAACTAATCACGGCATAACGCATAAGGTTTTGGCGGCATGGCGTGGAAAGAAAAACGTCACGATCACTGAGGTTAAGGCGTTAACAAAAGGTGAGGCATCGGAAATATTCAAGGTTCAATATTGGGATATTTCCAGTTGTGACCGCTTGCGGTCTGGTGTTGATTATGCTGTTTGCGATTATGCCATCAACTCCGGCACAAATAAAGCTGGAAAAGATTTGCAGCGCACGGTTAACAGCCTATTCAAATCCGGTCTAAAGATTGACGGGCAAGTGGGCATAAATACCATTGCCGCCATTGATGCGCTAACGGTAGATCAAACTGTTTCGCTTATCAGTGCGTATTGCCATCGACGCTGGGCGTTTATGAAGACGCTGAAAAGCTGGAAACGATTTAAGAACGGCTGGACAACCCGCGTCATGGGTAAACGTCTAGGCGTCCAAACTGATGACATCGGTGTAATAGACCGCGCTACCCGTATGGCTGCGACTGAGCTACCTATTGAGAATATTCCAGCACCAATACCGCCTAAACGCCCTGATGCAAAAGCAGAGCCAGAACAACCAAATATTATTGATGCTATGAAAAAGCCAGATACATTAGGTTTGTTTGGTAGCATTATATCATCTCTAGGGGCTGTACTAGCTGGCTCTGGTCCTATACAATGGGCATTGTCAGCTTTACTTGTAATCTTTGGGCTGATAGCGGCGTTTTACCTGATTAAGCGCATTAAAACTATGGACCCTGCATAATGGCAAGCTTTATCGCAATGTTGGTTGGATCAAAAGTAGGCAGGTTTTTTGCCTCCGCTTTTCTAATCGCTGCGGGGCTAGGGGCTTTATTGCTGAAAGTTTTCCTTGCTGGCAAAGCAAGCGAACGGGCAAAGCAAACTGAGCAAAGCCTAAAGAATTTACGTAAAAGGGTTAGGACTGATGAAGAAATTCGCAACATGCCTACTAGCGCTGTTCGTGATGAGCTTCGTTCTGAGTGGTTGCGCCACGACTAAAGGGGGCGTTGCTTGTGATGGATGGAAGCCTATTAAGCCGACTGTTGATGATATTTTCGAAGTTTCTGACGGTCTTGCGCGGGATATTCTTGCGCATAATAAGCATGGGCAATCAATCGGTTGTTGGAAAGGCATGGTAAGTGAAAGATGATTTTCATGGGAATGGCTTTTCAAAAGAGCCTATCGAAGGTGACGAAGCTGCGAAAATCCGGCACATGTTCAACGAGGTATCAGATAAATGGCAAATACTGAACAGCGGGGCATCGATAGTGCAAGCATTCACCATCATATCAACCGTAATAAAAATCGGGGGGCCTCTTCTAATGTTTATGGTGGTAGCGGGCGCGTGGATGAGCGCTCAAGGGTGGGTATAATGCAAACCAATCTAATCGTTGCTGCTGCTGTTTTAGGGCTTAGCTTTGTTGGCCTAAACCTTGGGGTCGGGGTGCAGAAAACAGCAACAAAGATATCATCCCCACCACCTCCAATATCCATGAAGCTTCAATCGTTAGAATATAGCGAAGGCATGTTCGGCCAAGCATTCGAGGTAGAGGGCGGAATTATCCAAGCCGATTGGGCCGCTGAGATTGTTAGAGATAACATTTCTTTGTGTTCTGGCGGCGGCAAAGCCCCGTATGAGGGCAGGTCTGAATTAGAATATTACACACCTGACAAGTGGACGGGCGATACATGCCCAGCCCTGCAATCTGGTGATGTTGCCCGCGCTGTATGGACTTACCGTACTGTTGACGGGCTTTTTGTTTCAATTAGTGGTGAAATCACAATACAAGAGTAGGAATACAAATGCACGAATGTCCAAAGTCTGTTAAATTGGCTGGCGCTGCGCTAATGCGCTATCGGGAACATCAAGCAAAAGGTGAGGCCCTTGGCTTAAAAGCGCTAGAAGAAGTTCGGAAAGCTACAAAAGATGTTTGCGCATCATTCGATGCTCTGCATATGGAAGCTGGCGAAGCCGAGGCGCTTATTTTAGAGGCTATCGCCGCTGGCCCAAAAGTGAAAATGGCCCATAACAGCTTGCGAAAAGTTCTTTGTGATTGTGGCATAGCGTCACCAACTGATGATGACATTATCGCCGCTTCAAAAGAAATTGGCATTGAGGTTTCATCTTGGCGCTAATCTCGACAAATATATGGGGTTTATTCTATATGGGCGTTTTGTTAACGCTCATGTCCCCTTGTTTGCTTATAAAGGGCAAGCGGGAATTTGCTGCCCTTTTGATCCTTCTATGGGTGGCGACTAGGGCAACAGTCGCTTTCACCCCGCTGGATTTTTCATATCTGCTTACTTCGTTGCTCTATACTTTGTCAGCCCTTGTCGTAATGCGCTGGGCTTCTTATTCACTGCAAGGCATACTAATTGCAATGTGCCTAATCATCGTTTCAATAGCTGGCGTTTTCGCCTCGTGGGGTTCCCTTAGCCTTGACGATTCAGGAGCTATTTATGAAGCGTCTGGTTATATCGCAATGTTTCTAATAATTGGACCAAGGGACCATGGATATTTACGAAATAATCGACTTATATATGAAGGCAGCAGCCTTTCCTTTAGCGGTTTTAGATTTCGGGATAATCGCACTAATATTGCGAAATAAACGCCTCAGAAAATCCATTATCGATTATATTGATAAGCTGTTTAAAAGGAACGCTGACTAACCTACTCCACACCCAATAGCTCACGCCCTTGCCTTGCCATTTCAGCAGCTTCATCTACGCATTTGCTAGACCCGAAATAATGGCGCACCCCGTCACATATCACCCTGGCCATATACGCACCTTCGCGATATTCGGTAACGCCTCTAGGCGTTGTGGATGATTTAGCCCAATTCTTGACCATAGGCATTTCCTTTAGATTGCCAATATCATCATTGGTCCGGTCATCATCTTGATGATCTAATGTGCCAGTTGCTAACCGCTTATGCACAATTGCCCATATTACATGGCTGCGAAACATGACGCATTTGCCGCTAGGAGGGTACAGGGTGAGCTTATAGCGCCCTTGCGGGGTCAAGTACCCACATTCATCGCCGCGCTTGTTGTAGACCTTCCCATTGGCTTGTGTGTAGCGTTTCAGGATATAGTCTAGCACGTCCTTGCCGCGCTTGGCTGGTTTAGATAGCTTGCCCATGCTTATTCCCCTTTAATCAACGTTGGCCCGAAAACGCGCTTTTGCTGTTCTATCGCCTTGTTTTGAGCCTCTACAGCAAAACCAAGTTGGGCAGTTTTTATCCGCCCGTTGGTATCAAATGCTTCTGGGCAGACTGCCCGACGCAAGGCCATTTCTGTCAGCATTAAGCGCATTCCCGCGCACATATCGGCCCCGTCCTGCACATCTTCACCTCGCATACAATCCTCTGGTTGGTATATTCTTGTGGCTCGTGAGTTGTTCACGCCACATACTTTGCACATCAATGCCATGCTATCCGACCCCCTTTAGTTAAGTTCTTTCGTACTTACGTAGTTTCTTTCGTTAAGCGCTTGTTCCTTTGTGAATGTCTTGGTTATTGGGCGGTCCGTTGCAATGCGTGATACATTCTTGGCGATACAAATGCCGTGTTACCCATGATAACCGCTTTGTCCGGCTCTTGAACCATATGCGGGTTAACATGGCCATTTCGCTTATGCCGCCGTTCCGCTCGTGAAGGCGACCGACATTTTGAATAATCCCAAACCTTTGGCAGACCATCTGTCATCACAATTTTCATCCCGAACACCTACTCACCCTCCACAGCCTTTGCATCGCCTGTTGCGTCTGTCTCGGCTTCAACTTCGGCGGTAATATCACGCATTTCTTGCATCATATCGGGCGCGGACGCTTCAGCCTCAAACTTCTTTCCAAGCTTGGCTAATTGGCTTTCATCCGTCACATTGACAGGGTTTGGTGTATAGTTGCGTTCGCCATCATCTTCATCCAACAAGAAAGTTGTTGCCTCAGCACCGAGTTTGGCTTGCGTTACGTCAACAACTGTCTGATCAAGTTCTTTGATTTCACGCAATAGCTGTAGGCGCTTTGTTGCCGCCAGCACTAGAAACTCCTCATAGCTATCAACTAGGCTGATAGCCTTCTTGCGTACTTCATTTGTGTTTCGTGTCTTATCCATTTTATTACCCTCTTTGGTTTGGCGCTATCGTTTGACAGTTTCGCCGTTAAGTTTCCGTTTGAATTTCTCGTTTCGCATTGGCCTGGATTGCATCTTTTGGCCGCTGGTGATTTTCTTTCCGCTTTTGCGCTTGGTGGTGTCCATAGGAACTTTGATAATGCCCCGCGCTATCCTGTTTTCAATTGTTCGCTGTAAGCCCCTAAGGGCATAGAACAGCCAATCTTCTTTCGATAGGATCATTTGTCCAACGCGGCCATCAAATACATCGTGGCAACAAAAACATGCATCCGCAGTGCTTATGTCACTAGCCTTGCTGCCTCCGCCTTTGTGTTCATCTCGAATATGCGCTGATACTGTTGTTGTCCAATCGCCGTTGCAAACCCCTGGGATTTGAAACGTGCAGGGTTGTCCCTTTGCCGCATCAGTGTATTCCTTGGAGTGGATCATGCGGGATACCCGTCATGAATAACACCATCTAATTCGCGGCCTTTAGCCTTGATTTCTTTTTGGCTTTTGCCTTCCCATTGTTTAAACAGGAACGGCACGTCAGCCAAAGCGCATTGATCACGTAATGACCTAAACCAATCGGGGTTAGCAGAACGAAACTCCGTCGCGTTCTCGCCGCCAGTGATCACCCAGCCTATGCCACTGTGACCTTTTGAAAACTGCTCGTTGGTCTGTTTGCCCTTGGCACAATTATGCAATGGAATGCGCCCATTTTCACACCATCCGCAATCGCCCCAGCATTCGGACCCTAGCGCGTCTTCCCCGTGCCAACACTCGGCAAGATCAACATACCCCAGCAAAGGCTCACACGATAAGAAGTGTAATCGCGCAGGAACGTCCAGCAGATGCGGGATGCGCCTATCAGCTTCGGTTTGATCTTCAACCGTGGTCCCAAGCCAAACGTTCGGATATCCAGCACCCCAATCATCGGGTAGATACTTTTTGATGTTCTGAGGGCGCTTTGTAAGCATTAGAAAGTCCAAGTCAGGACATTGCTTAATCAAGCACCAAAGTTCATGCCGCCATTCTGGCTGAATAGATTTGTGGTTGTCGAATACGTCAGCCAATGAAGCCACGAACACGCGGTATCGTTTGCCGTTCGCCTTGGCCTGTTTTTGCCACTTGACAGGGTTGCCCCATGTTTTGGTTCTTGTCCGCGCAGCTTTTGCGCCCCACCGTTCTCCATTAAATCGGTTGTCCCATGCTTCAGCGTAGCAATTGTGAGTTGATACCCCATTGGCGACGAAAGTCCGCGTAGAAGTTGTTATGTCAATCAATTTATCTTCGGGCCCCTCGATCAGTTGTGTTACTGCGTCTTCATTGGGCGCGTGCTTGGAGCCGTAGACCCTATCTACTCCTTTGCGGGATAGAGCCGGACGAATTGTCCCGATAAAGCGGAACCGCTCCTCAACGCTGTTGACGTTGAGTACGACTGTTGAAGCGCGATTTTCATACCGTTCAAGTGTCGCCCGAAAACCAAGATCGTGAATAAACTGGACAGTGCGATCAAGATGGCCGTTGCGTTCATAAACTTGGCTCCACCGGTGGACGACTCCTGATGCTCTTGCACTGCCTGAACAAAATCCGTCTGTGTCCAAGAAACCTGCCAACCAACCCGCCTTCCATTGGTCTGCGTCCCTAAAGCCCATTGCGTCTACAACCGCTTGGATTGTCTTCTTGGCCCGTGTTTCGACCTTGATCATTGGCTTGCAATCCCCCCCGCCTGAAAAAGGTCTTTCGTGAAGATCGACACCAAGAATGTGAAGTGAAGACAAAAGACGATCAATCAGTGGCCGATCAGTTTCCAGTACTGCAACGCGCCAATACATCTGAGGAAAACCACATTTGTCTGAGCGCCAATCTGCGTCGAACCTTAAAGTCCCATCCCCATCGGAAACGCCAGCAACATAACCTGATGCATAGTCTGGGTCTGAAATATTGGCCGCGGTCTTAGGGTCGCCCCATCCGAGTAATACCGACCCTATCGTAAGTTCATCAGCACGTTTCCATACCGTCCTGCTAGGCGTTCGAACCAAGAACAGGTGATTTTTGCTCCCTGTTATCTCCTTCCCACTTGAAGTCCTAATTGTGATTGTTGGGGCAGACGTCTCCCACACTGCCTCGACCAAAGAAGGAGCGCCTACGCGGTTCCTCCCCGCTCCTTGGCCTTCACTGAAGCCATAAAGAACGTCACCTGCGGACAGTTCACCTATACGCCTCCAACTTGAATCAGACATCATCACGAGCGTGTCGGGGTGCAGGCAATTATCACATGCCGCACTTACTTTAGTGCATCCGATCCAAGGGTTGAACGTGTGATGCGTCCACTCGATACCGCTATTTTCTGCCATTATTCCACGCCCACCAATTCTTTGATCATATCCACATCGCGCTTAATGTCATCAAGCACAATAGACCTAGCGTCTAGCTTTGCTGCTAGTGCGTCTAGACGTTCTAGGATGGTTGTTGTTTTGCCACTCATTTCATCACCTCTATTTCAATGGGTAAAATTTTCATGTCCTCGTGGGCATCATCATCCAAGTCTAATGTTAAAATATTAACGCCGACTTCTTGTTCGCTTGACCCGACCGAATTTATATATGGCTCATTGGTGTCGCCATTAACTGCGACAAATGCTTTATACTTCATTTCATCACCTATATCTGCTCATCTGAATATTCTAGCGGGTCATATCCTATGGCCTCGGCTAGTGTTTTCATTGCTATTTCGTAGTATTCTTCAAACTCTTGTTGCGTCATTTTATCGAACGATACGGAGTTTGGAACCTTCACCATTTCCATTGTGGTTATGTCTAGAAACTCATCATAATACCTACATGCGAATTTAAGGCTCATATGTAAATGGCTTGCGGTCGGCCATTGTTCGCTGTTGTGAACGACAGACCGCAAGACTGCCCAATACTTCTTTAGATGCGGCCAGTTACGTTTTGACCTGATCACTAAGTCGTATTCCGTTCCCATTGGATGCGATAAGATATCCTCTTGATCGTACGCGCTAAGTGGCTTTATGCCTTTAGGCGTTTTCACAACCATTGGGGCTGGTGGTTTGTCTTTCTTTGCCATGCTTAACCCTCTGGAAACGCGGTTTTGAAGCTTCCAATCTTATTGCGTCGAGCTTCATTCAAAGACGCAACAACGTTTTCGCCTATATTATCTAAAACCTTTTGTGCGCTTTCGTGGTCCCAAATGTTGTTTATAGCGTCCACTGATTCAGCATTGTTGATTGCTAGGCTAAGACGTTCTGCCAATCCTTCCCAATCAACTTCTTGGCTATCGAATGGGGTTTCTTGCTTTGGCTGCTCTTGCTGCGGTGTGTCATCCTGCGGAACACCAACATTCTTTTGCTGCTTGTCGTAAAGCGCAAGGCCAAACGGATTGCCGAAAGTCATAAATGCTCGTTTCATTGCATCTGTTTCGGCTTCTTTGATTGCGCTTTCATGCGCTTGGCCTAAATCAACGTCGATACCATGGCCAGCACCAACGCCTTGACGGGTTACACCCTCAACTGTGATCGTAACTGTTGCCGTGTAAGTTACAGACCACCCGTCCTTGCCTTGCTTGCCGACTTTTCGGGGCTTTTCGCTAACAAGAGAAACGCTTGTTTCACGATCCCATGCGCCAAATCCAAAGATGCGGTTGGCTTCATTGATAACGTGCCAGCCCTCAACATAGCTAACATTGCCGTAGCCCTGCTTGCGCTGTTTTACGTTTTTTGGGTCAAGCGGTGCGTTTAGCACTTTGATTTGTTCATCATTGAATTTCATCATACTGCTTTCTTATCTTCATGAATAACAACGCCTGGAACTGCACCGCCTTTATTGTCGGCATGTTTTTGCGCAAGCCGTTGGGTTAGTTCGCGGTACGGTTCTGGATCAAGTTTCCAGAAATGTTTGACCGCCTCATTTAAATCCACAATCTCAGCGCGGTATGATCGGCGCAGCCCTAGACCAGTTGTCGCGACTTTGTTCGCTTTCTTGGCTGACTTTTCAGCAACTTTCGCCTCTTTAACTAAAGCCTCGGCGCGTTCGCGTTGCTCAAGATCAGTTGTTTGTGAAGCCTTGCGCAGTTCTTCTTGCGCAATTCGTTCGGCTTCTAATGCCTTTTCCTGCTCAATACGGGCCTTCTCAATAGCTTCGGCCTCTTTCTTTTGCCTATATGGCTCGATTGCCTTTTTGCAAGCGTCTAGAGCCATTACAGTTAATCCTGTCACGCTCTTGTTTTTGCCAATGAGCGTGTTGAATTTGTCTTGAATAGCTTTCTTTGCATCATCAAGCGGTTTGGTTTCATCTTTGCGCAATGCGTCGGCGCGTTTTTCAGCATCGCGGATCATGGCCATAAGATCAGAAACGGCTTGCTCTTGATCTTCGGTTCCAATGGGCTTTCCATCACACCAGTTTTTGGCCTCTTGATATAGGTCGTTGATTTCTTCTTTGATGATTTCAAATTCATCTGGCGGCGAGTTGTGCCCCTTCATCGGGTGATCAGTCATTGCTTTTCCCTCTTGCTTATCTCAAACCCAAACGCTTGCGCTATCTTCACAATACCAGCTTCACACTTTTCAATTCGTGCGGCGGTTGTTGGTTCCGTTGCATCGGTTGCGCTCACTAGCAAAGTGATGTCATAACCTATGTCGCTTAAAGCCTTGTAGGCTTTGCCTATGTCGATCTTGTCCACATTACCCTCTTGCTATCTTTGTGATATTGATATACATGTTATTGCACATTGATTTTAATTTGGCAACAGGAGATTGTTATAAATGGCGGATAAAATAAAGCCCTACGAAGATAAGCCGCGTGGACGGTCTGTATATCTTACAGATGCCGAATGGGAGGCGTTCAAAGAAGTGGCTAGCTCAAATCGGCTTCAACGCACTCAACAGCTTGCGCACTGGATTTTAGCAGCAAAGAAAAAGCTTGATGCAGATAACGCTAAAGATCAGTAACACCCCGACAAGTGCAAACAAACTCCACCGATACGGCAAGGGCGCGGGTAGCAGAACGGCGGAATACAAAGCATGGCATGATGCGGCGTTATGGGAAATAAAGGCCAAAAAACTGCCTAGAATGCCGTTGTGCTATTGGTCTAGTTCAATACGTATTCCCGCATCTGCAAATAGCTTTGACCTCGATAATATGGTTAAGCCAATTCACGACCTCTTGGGCGAATCAAAGGTATCTCCAGATGATCGGTATCTAGTCAAGTTTGATGTTGAGTATTGGGACAATGATCATGTTCTAGTTACGATACGATCAGAAGAATTGAGCGTATGGGCTAAGATTTTGAGAACATCGAAATACGTTTTAGGAAAACTAAGGAAAGCAGAAAATGGGTAATTCAACAATCGCTCGTGAACAACTCCGCGCATTTATAGAACGCATAGAAACTCTTGAGGCTGAGAAAAAATCAATCTCTGACGATATCCGCGATGTCTATGCTGAAGCCAAGGGCGGCGGTTTTGATCCAAAGGCAATGCGAGAAATCGTCAAGCTCCGCAAGCAAGAGCCGCACGAGCGATCAGAACAAGAGGCAGTTCTTGACCTCTATAAGCAAGCGCTTGGCATGTTGCCGTTGTTTGAGGCTGGTGATCAAGACGACGATTCCGAATAACCCTGCCTGATCCCTCCCCAGGTAGAAACTGGCCCGCTGTTATGGCGGGTCTTTTTTGTTGACGTGTATTGCTGCATGTTTTATGATTGCTATAAATCGAGTTTTGAAGCCGCGTCCGTGCCCCCCGTACCTATATGGACGGGATGAACCTTGGGTAACTTTGGTTTCGGCGGCTTCAAAAACAAATTACTGTAGCGGTGCTGAAAGCAGAAGCACTAGGTCACGTGAATGACTGCATAGTTGGTTCAATCCTTGGCGAAAGCCTAAAGATTTGTTCGGGGGTTAGGGTTCCCAGTAAGCCGTGGTACTTGCAGCAAGCAGGATTAGCGCCCTGCCTACAGTAATAACAGTTTAACATCGTGGGTGACCGGGTATTCTGAGATTGTCGAAAAGCTCAGACTTAATGGTTATAAATCCTGAATGGTACACAACCAAGGCCCAGCGGACCAGTCTGGCTCGATAAAGTCTAAGGACCGAGTGATTAACTAAGACGGCGTGTTAATAACATCACCCACCTATCGCGTGTCGGTAGGCCCAAGGCTTCGGCCTTGCTTTATGACTAACCCCACTGCACCAAATAGTGCATCAAGTTTGATCATCTTGTTTGTCGGTGTACGGGTTAGTTCTTTATAAGCCCCCGTTCCATTGGTTCGGGGGTTTGTTCTATTGAGCGTCTATTAGAACTTGTCCGGCAATCGCAATTTGTTCTGCCGTATAGCCTGACTGCTTTAGCGCGAGGCGAACTTTAGCGGGTGTTTTACCGCCATTGATTAGGCGCAGCATTTCTACCGCGCATTCGATTTCGTCAGAATCATTATCCATCTCACTCACTCCCTTGTTTAGTGTTATCTACAGGACGGTTTATCTTTACGACAAACGGGGTCCAGCCCGATAGATATTTGCCACCCATCTTGTACCACAGCACAAACAGCGGGCGCATTCCCCACATCTGCCAAAGCCAAATTCGTTCATGTGAACTTGTCGAAGTCCATCCTTCAAAATCAAGTTTCATCTCTATCTCCTATACAGGTTGTTTGGGGAAACAAACCAGCCCCACCTTTACCGCAGAACTAATTGCCCATATAAAATTGTCGTGCAAAGCCTGCCTTTCGTCGGATGGTAGCCCGTCCCAATTCTTATGGAGTAGTTTTAGGGCTTCGATTTCTTTCTCGCATTCTGTCACGCTGTATCCTTTCCTTGTTGTTGGTCGATTTTCTCGCCTAGATAATCAAGCGTATCTGCGGCGGCATATTGCACTTCAAGGTTACTCGATTGTGTCATAGATTTGCACCGTTTCTGCAAGTTTAGCGTTAGGGCTAAAAGCTTAAGGTCCATCATTTGTCTTCCTCAAATCCCAGCAAGTCTCCAATTTGTTTTAAAATCTCAAAGTCACGGCATCCATTCACCATTGATGCAAGCTTATGGCGGTTCGATTTTAGCCAGCAACTTTCGTCGACCATTTTTTCAGTGTATAGAACTGAGAACGGGGCTTTCTTTGGGACTTTTTTGCCGTGCGGCAAAACCCATGATCTTGAAGTTTCACCTTCAATTTGAACAGGGTAAAAATGTTCACGGTAAATTGGACCGCCAGAATTGAAAAGTGACCCGTCATCCTTTAATTTGTAAACTCGCCTATTTATATCAAACAGGTAAAATGTGTCGCCAACCTCTATGTCCATCTACCCTTCCTTTCCATTGATAGGTGCGCTTACAACGTTGTTAGAGATGTAGGGCCGCGCTTCTTGAATGCTATTGACTCGGTCCGCCTTTTCACGACTAGCCATGCACATGAACGCGGATAGCGTTAGCCCGTAATGTTCAGCCGCGTTTGAAATATCGTTATATTGCGCGTCATTTAGTGCTACAGGAATGCGTTTTTTCATTTGTTTCTCCGTTGTGTTCAAAACAACAATATACATAATAACGTAACTATGCAACATTAAGAGATGCAATATTGATGTATAAATGATGTTGACACCCCAAAACAGATATGCAACTAATGGGGCAACAAGGACGCGTAGCTCAACTGGATAGAGCAATTGAATTCTAGTCAACAGGTTGTGGGTTCGAATCCTGCCGCGTTCGCCAACACAACGAAACAATGAGGGAATGAACAGATGACGCAAACATGGATAGTAATATTATTACTAGTCACATCAGCGGATAGCAAACCCGTCGAAATGGAAAGGCAACACTTATACAATTACACACTTGAAATGTGCGATAAAGCTGGTGCATCCGCGACAATGCACGATGAAAGATTAACCTACGCGTGCATACCATTTTCTCCGCATTTTAACGCTACACAGTTGGAAATAATCAAATAACCCAACCAACACAATTCTATAACCAAGAGGGATAATGAAATGAGCGAGGCAAAGTTTACAAAGGGGCCGTGGGAAGCTTTGACAAACGGGAACGCATACAATTTCGAAACGGTAGTGACGTTTAAAAACGCCGCAGACGGTTGGATTTGTACAGTTTATGACGATTGCGACGACTGCACTTTGCCTGATGGTGCCAACGCCCATTTGATAGCAGCAGCACCAGAGCTTTACGATATGTTATACGCCCTTATGGGGGGCGATGAAAAGATGCAAGTAGCGATAGGCGGCAATCCATCCTATGTTGATGGCTTCATGTCTAGAGCCAATTCGGTTCTTGCCAAGGCTCGCGGCGAATAATTCCAAGCGCTATGGCGCATCACAACAACACATAAGGGGTTGAAGATGGATGAAGAAGATAAATACAAAAATCGGCTAAACGGGCGGCATGACGGGTTAATTAGCGCCCTAATATCATTGCGCGGCTATAAAGCTGGCTCACGTCGCAGGAAAGGCAATGTCGTGTTGAACGAGTTAGAATCTCACATTCAATCGCAACTCGATACTGTCAAAGATGAACTCAACACATAAGGGAACGGTAATATGCCTAAATACAAATTTACGGGAGCAGTAACGGTAGATGTGGACATGAACCTTGAGGCTGATAGTGCATCTGACGCATGGGAGGTTATTGAAGACAGGCTTTGCCCAAAATTGTTCCTTGCAGGGTATTCTAAGTTTAGCGATATCGGCACAGGGATAGCATCAAAAGACCTTGCTATTCATTCAAACCCCACAACATAGAGGAATAGAGAGATGGATATTCTAACGCCTAGACGATTAGACGAATGGGACGAAAGCAATGGCGACGTTCTTTGGTGGTGCTGGGTCGATGGCCAGTGGTTGGCTGAATCCCCTTACATCGGTTCCCCTTTAGATTGCGGGGATACTGTTGAATGTATTACACATGCAAAGAACGGCGACAATCCTGCCGCTAGGTTTGATGTCGGTGGCTGGCCTGGATACCACACGCATTGGACGCCGATGATGCCACGGCCTCACGCTCCAGAATAACCACTAACCCCACAACCATAATGAGAGGATAGACGATGATTAATTATGCTACGATCAAAGAGGGCGACAAGCTCAAGATTACAGGCATGGGCGCTCCTGGATTTGCACAGTTAGGCGACATTGTAACCGTCACAAGCTGCAATGGAGAAAACAAGCTGTATGCCAAGAACGACGCAGGGGAAGAGGTGTTCTTTGCTTTGACTTGTGGTGCGCAACGGCTTGAAAAGGTTGCCTCTAATGACTGAGGAATCCCATGAAAATGAAGCTTCTAAACTGTTCGCCAAATGGCTAGAAGATGGCCCAAAGCTGGCAAAAGCGGCGGGGCTGTTTGTAGAAATTACAGTGACCACTAAAATCTAATGAGAGGATAAGAGAATGAGCCACTTTACTGTATTAGTTGTATTGCCGAGAAAGCCGACAGAGGAAAACAAGCTATTATCTAAGGCGCTACAGCCGTTTCACGAGTATGAATGCACGGATGTTCTAGACGAACATGTTGTGTTCGTTGATGAGCATACCGAAGTTTTGAAGGAATTTGAAGCAGAAACAGAGTATTGGCGCACCCCATGTACTGATGAATGTTTTCAGGGTTACGAGGACCAGTTCTATCGTGAGCCGAATGCAAAAGAAAAAGACATTGTTGGCATGGGGACTGGTTGCGGAGGCGGGATATCTTGGTCTTCAAGAGATTGGGGTGATAGCAAGGGATACCGCGCAAAGGTACGCATGGACGACCACGAAATTCGTTCTTTGCTCGGATATGAAAGGTTCAAGACAACCAAGGGCGCGGCTTACGACAGTCTTTTGGATTACGCAGAAAAATATCATGGTTACACAGAGGTCCAGAATGGCCGTATTGGCCGGATGACAAACCCTAACGCGAAGTGGGATTGGTGGGAAGTTGGGGGCCGATGGGGCGGACAACTTTTAGCCAAAAAACCTGAAGAAGCCTTTAAGGGCGAAGCCGGAATTATGGGTTCTCAGTTTGACGAAAAAGGTTTCGACGGCATGTGCGTTAGCAACCTAGATTTGGAAGCCATGCGCAAACAAAAAGCTGATAGAGCCCTAAATGGTATTATTAGCTCAATCAACGAAAAAGGGTTGAGTTATGACGAGGCGTTGAAATTGTGGCTAAACTACATCGACAATAAAAAGTCTATCGAGAAGCAGTGGGATGACTTGCCTGAAGATGACCGCCCCGCGTACCGAAATTGGATAACAGAACAAGGAGAAGGAAACGCAGTATTTGACGCTAGAGAATCTGGGATATTAGATGCTTGGGGTTGCTGGGGCGAATCTCTGCCTGACACTGTTCGCGACCCTATTGCATATGCGGCAGCACGCCCCGCATTAACATGTTGGGCATACTTAGAAGATGGCGTATGGAACGAAAAGGGTTCTATGGGGTGGTTCGGCATGTCTAGCGATAACAAAGACGCAGCAGAATGGGAAGACGCGATTACTAAGCGTATAGAAGGGCTCCCAGATAGTTATTGGGTCGTTATGGTTGACTGCCACATCTAGGGCGCAACTTTCTAGTGACTAGAACTTGCCACCCTCTCCTAACTCATATACAAAAAGAAAAGGGCCAGCGTTTCGTGCTGACCCTAAAAATGCCGGTTTAGTTGCGGAACTCGCCGACATGTTATGGACGTTATAACATAACGATTTCATAATTCAATACAAAAAGTTCTCAACCTGTTTTTATTAGGTTCCCAACAATGAACCTAACCATAGCTACAAAACGCATGTTGAGTGATCGCGCCTTAAAACGGGTCCAAAACAAAATGCAGGGCGTAGCGTTTAGCATAGTCTAGCACAAACTCATTGTGAAAGCTGAGGGGGATACCCCGGCCCGATTAGGTACATAGCAATAAGCCTAATCAGAATTCCGTCAAATAAGGTGAAGCTTCGAATGGGTCGGTGTAGTCATACTCCAACCTAAACGGGGGTGGGAGGTTATTATCAAACGAAACCATAAGGCAATAGCCTTTCAATCTATCTGCTAAAAACACATTGACAACTATCTTTTTACATGTAATCAATACCGCATTGATAATGAGAGGAATTGAAATGGCCCCAAACATCAAAACAGTTATAGCAATGGGCATATTTGCTTTCACAATTTCAATGGCAATCGCTTATGTCGATGCCGTGCAGCATATGGAAGGGCTGGTGTAACTACCGCTAGTCAAAGCAACATAACCACAACGCGCAAAGAGAACCCGATTTAATGTCGGGTTTTTTGTTGCAATAAATCCAATAATACTTTACGCATATATAAAGAAATCGAAAACAAGAGGCTAAAATGCAAACTTCACACCTAAGCACCAAAGGCAAAATCATTGCGGCGGTGCAGCGCAACCCCTACCGCACCAAAACCGAAATTGCAGAGGAAGTTGGTATAACGCCAGCCCGTCTTAGCCATTACTGGAAAATCTTGAGAGAAGAACGCGAAAACACTTGGAAGAAAGTAGGTGATGTAGCGCAACAAATCCTAAACACAATCGAAGTTAAATCATAACATGCAGCTACATGACTTCACACTAGAAGCCACGATAATTGGGACGTTCTTGCGGTTTCCTAAAACGCTGGCTGTTATGGGTGGGCAGATTGAACCTGAGTGGTTTGATGACCCGTTGCTCAACCCCATATTCATCGCGTTTCGTGAGCAAGCTGATTCTGGCAATGAGATATCGTTTTCATTCCTAAAGGCTGAACTGCGCAAACACAATGTCGCGGGAACGCAAGGTATGTCTGAAAGCGACATAATCACCGCGATTACAAACGAGGCTCAAGTACCTACTGCACTACCCGCTTTAATCGATAAGCTGCGCGAATATTGGTCTAGGCGAAAACTTGCCGAGATATCAGAGGAAATCAAAACATCATCAACAGACCCGCTAATTGATCCAGATCAAACCGCAACGGATTTTGCAGTGGTGCTTGAAAGCCTTTCGGATCGTGACGAAACGGCAATCGTTGGAACGTTAGACGAAGCCAAGGCCAGCTATTTTGAAAGCCTCAAAGACAAAAACCGAATGCGGGGCGCGACAACAGGGCTTGTTGACCTTGACCGAAAGATCGGCGGGTATAAGCGCGGGTTCTATTATGTGATTGGTGGTAGGCCAGGCGCAGGTAAAACGGCAGTGGCATTATCCTCAACATTTAAATCAGCGTGTTCGGGGTTTGGCGTGTTTATGCCTTCGCTTGAAATGTCTCAAGAGGAAATATTTGCACGGCTTGTTTCGGAACTAGCCCATAGAAAGTTTGGCAATGATGCGCCTGAATATCAATCATTGCTAAGTGCAACAGCAACAGATGATCAGCTTTCAATGGTTCTTGATGTAGCCGATACGCTCAAAGAGGTGCCATTCGTTTATGACACATCGGCAACGCTTACAATTCACCAGATAAAGTCCAGAGCAAGGGCAAGGAAAGCCGAACTAGAACGTAATGGGCAAACGCTAGATATTGTTTGCGTCGATCACATGGGCTTGGTTAAGGCCGCTGGAACTTATCGTGGCAATAAGACCGCCGAAACTGGCGAGATATCAGGACACTTACGCGAAATGGCAAAAGAACTTGATTGCGCTGTTATCGCACTATGTCAGTTATCACGCGCCAATACAGAACGGGAAAACAAACGCCCTACATTGTCAGATTTGCGATGGGCTGGCGAGATTGAGCAAGACGCTCACGCCGTTCTATTCATTCACCGCGAAGCCTATTATGCCGATGCTGATAGTATGTTGCCAGATGAATACCAAAAGTTATGTCGCGATCTAGAAGTCATTGCAGCCAAAAACCGCAACGGGGCAGTTGGGACAATTCATTTGGATATCAACCTAGCCTATAATCGAATTGATAGTTCTAACGATCCGTATAGGAACACATAAAAGACAAGCCCCCGAAAACTAATCCGAGGGCTTGAATTGATACCTGAGAGGGTGTAGTTTGCAAGTGTTCACGTTGCAGGGTTAATTTAGCTGATCAATGAGCTAGTTGCAAGCCCTGCTCCAAAATTAGGAGTAAAAATGTCTAAAATAACACACTTTCCATTCTACATAGACGACTGGGGCAAAGGCACTGGAAGACTATCCGCGCTCGAAAGAGGTGTTTATATTACGCTTTTGGTTGAAATGTACGACTGTGTTGGGCCTGTTGAAAGAGATGACAGGCGCTTGTCTAGATTGTGTGGATGCGACACTAAAAATCAGTTCAAAAAAACATTAGAAGCGCTTATTCATTTCGGGCATATACAAGAAAAAGACGGTCTTATCTATAACGAAAAAGTATCAAAAACGATAAAAATTTTGCTTGAAAAAAGTTCAAAAGCGAGAGCTGCGGCTAACGCAAAATGGGGGAAAAATGATAATAAAAACAACGATAGTGGGTATGCGAACGCACCCACTGTTGCAGATGCCCCAGCGATGCTATCTAAAACTAAAGCTAAAGAAGAAGAAAAAAAACAAACAAAAAAAGAAAAATCCCCCCGCGCTCAATACAACAAGATTGGCGAACCTATCTTTGACAGGTTCTTGAGTGAGATTTGGGATAATAGATGGAAAGACGGTGATAACCGAAAAGAGGCGTACAACGCATATTGCAGCCTAACCGATCAGGACAAAGCTAACCTAGCAAAGGCAATGCCTAAGGCAAAAGCCGAAATGCTCAAAAAGGAAAACCAGTTTAGGAAATCTCTAAGCGCATGGATTAGGGCGAATGGATGGGAGGCTTTTGAACAATCACCAGTTCAAAAGCAAAACGGCATGACCAAGGAAAAATGGGAAGCGTGGGTTAAATCATTTGAAGAAAGCGGCAACTGGCACCCTGACCTAGGGCCGAAACCAAATGAGCCGAGATGCCGCGCTCCAAAAGAAATATTGGACCGAATGAATAAACCAGCCGAGCAATTGAGTTTAAATGCCCCGTATTCCGAATATAAGCATCACTGAGGCGATTTTGGCAGGATTTGGCGCAACTGTACCGAATGGGCAATATCAGCGCTCCACGGGGTTTAAAATCAGCGCACCGCATTATGTGATGAGTGTGGCTTATCCGGTTGACGTTTAAACCCAAGGCCCCTAACATAATGATGCAGGGCCGATGAGCAAACTGCCCTTGCTAAACAGATGGACCCGATTAGCATCCCATCCCTCATTGCTTTCTGCTTTTCGGGTCTGTCACATTCCCAAGACCTTTTTAGCCTCATGTTTCATCGGGACACTTAACGAGGTAATGCTAAACACTTGTTGTTTCAAATGCTCGATATCATCAGAACTGCCATTATGCGCGATAAGAAACGAAGCCTTACCTAGTAGAAGCGCAGCTTTCGCATTGGCTACTAGCCTAGATTTAGGGTTATCATGGTTAACAACGCTTTCGATTAACGCCATTTTTTCAGCGCCAAACGTATGTTTAAGCTCAACCCGCGCTGATTTGGTATGATAAACGACAACCCCATAAATGATAATCGCCATAAGATTGAAGCGTGAACATATCCCGCTAGTATTTCGTGAGTTGCCCAAAACCCTTAGTGCATAGGCGCATATATCCCGCTGTTCTTGTGTTGCATGATCTTGCATAATACGCTGCGCAATGATTGCTTGTTGTTCTATAATTTTCATTTCATTTTTCCGTTTGACATTGTTCTTGTATTATCTTATACATGTTTATAGACATTAAAACAATAGCAGATATGAGGGTAAAGCAATGCAAGAGTTTTATGCGGTCACAGTTTCAGACTTTGAAAAACACGGCGAATGGGCAACTGTATATCCAAAGCGCTTGTTGAATAAGTTGAAGAACAATCATCTTTCACAAATGTCAGAAGATGAAGCTAAATCAGTTCGGGTCGAGTTTCTAAGTGAAGATGGCAAGCGCTCAGACGTTACCCGCGAACTCGCCGCGCAAATGTCGAAAAATGCAGAATTTAACTGGTCAGAACAATCCAAAGACAATCGCGACTACAGGTCAGCGGTTATGTGGGTTGATGGGTTCACAAAGATTTGGGCCGAGGACGAGTTAGAGGCCCGCTTCAATGAAGAATATAACGACAGTTTTGAAATCTAATACGTTGTGAGCGTATAGGCGGTGATCTGGTCTAACCAGCTAGTGACCCGCCACCCTTACACAAAACACCTAGATAGGACGTGAAATGAAAAAGAAAAACATTAAAATTGGTGAGTGGGTTTTCTACAAAGAAGAAAGCGCTATCGTTAAGGTGAAAGAAACCCACATCGAAGATGGTGAGACAATCATCCACGCTGATAGCCAATGCCTAACAGCGCTCGACATTCCCCAGTCATTCAGCAAGCCCCGCATATCCGACCTCAAGGCTGGCGATGTGTTTGAGGTTTTAATTCGGAATCGCCTGCAAAAATTCACTTACAAAAATCGGGTAAATCTAAGCGTCTATGCTGAACCATGTGGACACACATTTCTCATCGAATTTCCTTTAGATACCAAAATACGCGTCATCTCATTGGCCAGCGAACAAACCAAGGGCAATGATATTACGTTTGGCGCTGCTGGTGAAGAAAGCCTCACTATAAAAGCAGAGGGATCACTTACAACTCCCGGAAAAACAGCCCCCAGTACAAAGCTTGATTTGACGTATGTTGAGCGAGACACAGATGATGAAATTGTAGGCAATATCAAAACGTCAGGTGCATCTGACAAGTATCACGCTGAAATGGCCGAGGTTAAGGCCGAGATTGAAAAGCCAGAGCCGAAAGCTAATCGCGATGTGCTCGGTGATCTTAAAGATTGTGAACGCATGTTTCCTATCGAGCCAGAGCCAGAGCGCAAGGTTTTGAAGCGGTGGGTTAATGTTTATCCGAGCGGGGTGAGGCTTGTGTTGCATGAAACAAGGGAAGGTGCGGATAACTTAGCGAGTAGATGTACAGACCGCACTGCTTGCGTTGAAATCGAAATCCCATATTACGAGGGGGAAGGGCTGTGAGAGATTTGAACTACTGGAGTACCCCGAAATGGAATAACTGGAATGAGCCGAAAGTTGCAGAGCGTAAAATCGACCCTAACGAAATCGTTTCGATGGGCAAGAAGTACACATCTGACGGGAAGCCAGCACGCATTCTTTGCACTGACGCCGATGGCGATTATCCCGTAGCGGCGCTGATTGATGGTGAGATCAAGCGGTTCACAATTGATGGACTTTGGAGAGGCATTTGCTTCGGCGGAGATGTTGACTTGAAAGAGGACAAATCATGACCAACCCAATCACAGATAAGCCAGACTTCAAGAAGATGGCGCAGCACGTAATTTTAGGCAACAACGGGGATGATGGGATTGATACCAAGGGTCTGTACCTTTCAATGCGCGAAGCCCTTCAAGCTGCTTACCAGCAAGGCATGGTAGCTGGTGAAGCTGCAGCCGTGAAGCGTTCTCACGCCCTATCAGAACTGATGGTCAACAAGCAACGCCCAGAAATAAAGCCGGAAGTGATCGCAGGGCTACGCGAAATGGCTGAGGCGCACCACGCAATGGCTGAAAACACTCAGGACAAACTTGAAGCAGCGGCGTTGAACGCAATGCTAGATTGGTATGAGGCAGGACGATGAAAATTGAACAAACCGCAAACGGTGACGTTACAATCATCGCAACTGATCGCGAATTGCTGGACCTAGATAAGCTTGTACGTGCGGCGCGTGATGTCCCAGAAAAAACATTAATTACCAAATCATTCGCAGACCAATCAGTGCATGAGAATAGCCGCGATTTTGATTTGAATATCCTCAAGGTACGCTCATGACCACTACAGACCAAACGAACAAGGTTGAACAGCGAACCGTAAAGGCCCGCCACCTAAAAGCGGCCAATGCAGCTTGGAAAAAGGCGCAACCATTTTGTGCCCGACAACACAGCAATTCGGAAGTGATCCTGATCGAAGCGGAAGGCAGGGATTTAATCGCACAGATATTCGCTGACTTCGAAGCTGAAACCCTAGCCCAACGCGACACCAACAAGTCCGAAACCCACGTTGATAAAGCTGACGCTTGGGACGCGCTCGTTGCAGGACGCAAGCGCGAAAAAACCAAACGTGATGCAGATAATGGGTGGAACACAGCCTTAGAAGAAATGTTGTTCTACACTGAATATGCTGTGATAGCCGATGGAGTTGTTTGTTCGCCATGTCGCAGGTCGTTAGCACGTGATTTAGCCGTTGATTGGCGACAAGCTGGTAGTTCCGATGCCGTAATCCCATTCAGCAAAGTAACCGCCTTCAAGTCAATTCTTCTACCTGAACAAAGGGAGGGGTAGATGAACTGTACAGCTGCTTTGTTTATCAGGGACAATACTCACGGAAACTTGGTCGTAAGCGCAAGACAGCGAAAGGACGGAGGCTTTTCCTATGAAATGGAGGCGGGGTGGACGAACAGTTTGTCCCCCAGAGAAAGCGAGAGGCTTGCAAGCATTATTGAGACAACAGGTTTTCAAATCCGTTTCAAGGACCAAAACCAATGACCTTCACAATCGAATTTGGCTGGTGGTTAGTGCCAACAATAATTAGCATAATGTCATCTGCATTTGCCTTGTACATAACAACGCGGAAGCCTACATCGCCCGCTTATGGGTTTGATGGGTTGGCTGACTTGGTAATCTTCGGGGCAGCTTTAATTATATCGCTCGTTTCTTGGCTTATTTGGGCGGTGCTGACATGACCAACAAACCAACACAAGCGGACATTGATAAGGCTGATGGGGTCGCGCTGAAGCTTGTTCCTTACACAGACACACAAGGCCGCGTGAGAAACCCTATTGCAGCAACCAGCCTAATCGCCCAAGCCATAGCAGACGCAAAGGCTGAGGGTAAAAAAGATGGTCTAGAATCTGCTGAAAAGGTAGCTCGAAAAGCGCAGAAACGGGCATTCATATTTTGTCGAAAGCGCGGACCAAGTCCCTCAGTTTGCCCACGCAACGCGCCATGTAGTTCTTGTGCCAACCATGGTCGCTTATAGTAAAGATTTCAGCTTGCGAGATTACATACGTTCACTGGACAATCTGTTTCACATACCTACGGTGTAGCCCAATGATTGAGACATTCACAAAGGAACAAGCGCTTAACGGAATATCAATCCTTTTATGAGATAAACGGGCGACGAAA